AATATTACAAGCAGATGTACAAGTGTTATTGCAAATGCCAAAAGATATAACTGCTAATGATGAAGCTGATGCTTAATAGATACGCAAGCGGCGAATTAAGAAGTTACTTCTATAAAAAATACGGTAGGGTTGTAGAGCCAGCTATGTACATGAGAATATTAAAAGCTGTTAATAAAGCTATAGTGGAACATGTATTAGCTGGCTATATTTATATGATGCCAGTTGGTTTAGGTAGACTTTACATATCGAAGAGAATCCCAAAAGTTACAACTAAGACTATTAATGGGAAGTTAGTACCAATAGGTAGATACGTAGACTTTGGCGAGACTAATAAGTTACGTAAAAAAATACAACCTACATGGACTAACAACGATTGGAAAAAACTAGCTAAAGAAGATAGACCTGTAGTTATGTATGATAATAGTCATTCTGATGGTTATAGGTATATAATAACCTGGTCTAAAAAAGTAATAGCTGTGCGTAATTCTAAATTTTATGCATTTAGACCGGTACGAGCATTTAAACGAGAACTGGCGTATAGAATAAAAACACAAGTAATTCCAAAATATTATGAAACAAAGTTCAATTGATTTTCTTATAGAGAAAGTTAAAAAAAACCTACCTGACCAATTACAAATAAATAGAGATGATGTTGTAGAGTGGGTTTGGGAATCTATAAATTTAATAGGTATATCTTATGGATTTGCTAATACTACTGAATATATAAATATAGCTAATTATGTAGGGATAATACCTGCTTGGGTATCTAAAATTGATAGTGTAGTATTATTAAGTACTACTGCTACATTGGTAGAAATCATAAAAAACAAAGAAGACTACACAAAAGGGGTTAAATTATCACTAGTTGATAATAATGGGAAGCCTGTTAGTATGACTACAACAGAGAATCAATATACTGTAACTGGTAGAATGATTAAAACTAATGTTAAGACAGGTGTAGTTAAAGCTGAATGTTTGTCTATACCGCTTAGTCCTGAAGGTGAGCCTACTATACCAGAAGAAATACATTATATTAATGCTGTAATGTGGTATATAACATATAAATACTTATGGCGAGCAACCTTAAATAACCCACAAATGTACGCACAAATTGCTCAAAAAGCTGAACAAGAATGGTATTTTTATAACAAAGCTGCTAAATCAAATGCTTTAATACAAACTGAAGATGGGCTACGTAAATTAGTAACTAACTACCTGCGTTTATTACCTAACTTAAATGATATAATAAAATGATAGAGCAAGCAACTAATGGATACATAGAGGGAATTGATAGAGATAAATCCCCACAATTACCAAATAACTCAACTATGTGGAATAATGAAAATTTTAGAGTTATTACACAAGAGGGTGATAGTACCACAGCTTTATCTAATGTAAAAGGTAATGCTAGAATATTAGCTACAGACAATACTGTTTTAAAAGTAGAAGATGACGAACATATAATAGGACATGGTGTTATACAAAATGACATAGTTTTATTTACTGTGTCTAATGAGTTAGCTTCTAATAAATTACCTAAAGAAGCTAATATCTATTTATACAAATGGCAAGATTCTACTGGAAAATTTGTTCCTAGAATATTACTTTATAATGATGCTGTTAATAGCACAGTAGCAGGATTTAATTTACAAAATGCAATTACTGTAATAACAAGACATGAAACTAATTTTGTGCGTAAAGTTTACTGGACTGATAATACAAATATAATTAGATATGTAAATATCGCTCCAGATATAGATGACGATGGTGAGGCTAAAGATGGATATTTAGTAACAGACTACACTAAGGTACAAAACATGGATATAGAGGATTTTAACATATTACAAAATATGGATATGATAACCCCTGAATTTGATGGTTATGCTAGTGGAGAATTATATTCTGGTATGATACAATTTAACTATAGATTTTATAATGTATTTGGTACTGAAAGTATGTTTAATAATGCCAGTGAGCTAATTCCTATCACAGCTGATAGTCTTATGAGTAATACTCAAAAGATTAAAGGTTCAATGCCAGATACAAATTGTAAAAAATCTGTTAAGGGTAAACTATTATTATCTGGTAATAATTTAAACTTTGATAGAGTAGAAATTGTATCGTTACATTATGGGGGTATAAATGGAAAACCTACAATAAATGTTATAGATATAATCAAAATAGATAATACTAATGGAGCATACACCATACATTTTGAAGATATAGGATTAAATTATATAAATAGTTTAGATTTATCTGAATATAGGGAAATAAAGGCTGATTATGTATGTAAAACCTTAGAATCTAAAGATGATAGATTATTTATTGGTAATATAACAGAGCAATATTTTGACTTAGATTATGATGCTAGGGCTTATAGATATTCTGACGCAAATAATACTAAAGCAGTTGTATATATGGAAAATGGCACAGCGGTAACAGATGATAGGTATGAAATAGATGATAGTGGTAATTGGTCTAAAATAGTTAGCGGAGTTGTAGTTGATACAGGAACTAATTGGGAATTACCAGAAGATGCTAACGCTATTAATAGGTATAATGACCTTAATAATGATACAGCCGGCTTATACGATTTTACTAATAGTGCTGGCTCTACTTCTCCTGGAGCTACTGGTGCAAATGTTACGTGTTGGATACAATCTACTGATGTACAAGTAATAGATGAAGCATCTGAGGACGGTACATTTTATATAGAAGATAATTACGGTTATAGAGATTGGTATTATGGTAAACAACGTGGGTATGCTAGAGGAGAAATATACAGATTTGGCGTTGTCTTTTATGATACTAAAGGTAGGCAAAGTTTTGTTAAATGGATAGCTGATTTACGTATGCCTAACTCGATAGAAGCTGTACCATTTAATTTATCCAGTAAGGTAAATGCATTTAATTTGATACCTAAATTCTTTATTTCAAACATACCGCTAGATAAGTACGGCAATGCTTGCTCATACCAAATAGTTAGGGTTAAGCGAGAGCTGTACGATAGAACTGTTATACTTACTGCTGGTGTACAAAATACTGGTAAATATTCGACTACTAATGATTATCTAAGTAGGAGAAATCAATATGATACAAGTATCCCTGCTGGTGCATCTCCGATGCTATATGAATTATTATCACCAGAATTAGAAATACAAAATATAGATTTACATGATACTTATTTAGAAGTATATTCTAAATATAAAGACCCAATAAAGACTACACTAACTAGTAGAAATGCTGGTACTTTCCCAGAATTATTAGTAAGTTGTAAGTATAAAGCACTATTAGCTGGGAGTTATAAAAAAACTAATATATTATCTAGTACTATTATTAATACTATTCCACATAAACATAATTCAACGCCAGCATCTTCTGGAGGGCTACCAAAAACTACATTAGCTATTAATACGTATTCAGCTACTACTGTGGGTAACACCGCAAGTAATTCTGGTAGGAGTGCGATGCTCCCATTTACATTAATAGAAGTAGAGGACACTCTTGGTATCATAACATTAAGTTATGCTAAAGTCAGAAGAGCTATATTTGGGTATGGCGGTAATTCATACACAGATAGAACTAATAATACTTATATTATAGCTGGTGATATAAATGGACAAAAAGCTATTTATGGAGATACAGTAATAAACTACTTTGATAGAATTAGAAATACTGTAACAGCTAATTTTGATAGTAGTGGTGAACTTGGTCATGTAGCTAATATTGATAAAGCACCAGGTAACGAGAATGAAGGTACTACTAACGTATCATATTTTCCAATAGAGACTTCTATTATATTACCATTACTAGCTGATGATGCTCCGCATAAAATGTATAATAATACGTGGACATATCTTTTACGTAATAAAGATAATAGAAAAGTATTTAGTTGTGGTGATGATGGTGGAGTTATTACTTTAGATTACCCTGATTTATATAAGTATAATATGGTATATAGTATGGAACATATTGATAAGATATTTTTTCCAAAACCATTTGACTGGCAAAAAATAACTAAGTATGATGTACGTATACGCTGGAGTGATACTAAATTTAATGGCGAAGAACGAGATTCATGGCTTAAATTCAGAGCTAATAATATGCAAGACGTAGATACAGCTTACGGAAGTTTAAATCAACTGGTTAATTTTAAAAATAATATATATGCGTTCCAAGAAAATGGTTTTTGTTTATTACCGATTAATGAAAGAGCATTAACATCTGGTACATCTGGTAGTGTTACTACATTAGGCGAAGGAGCTGTGCTACCTAAACACATGAATTATGCTGTTGGCAGTACTAATGTTGGATTACAACATACTAATCATGTTGTTCAGTCTCTACAAGCTTTATATTGGTTAGATACAAATAAGCGTAAAGCTTATAGATTTTCAGGTAGATTGGATAGTTTAGGCGACATAAAAGGATTATCTGCTTATTTTAGAGACACATTAGAATATAATACTACTTTTACAGGGATTTATAACAATCAATATGCGGAAGTAATGTTTACTTTCAATAATACGACATTAGTGTTTAATGAGATATTAGATAAATTTCAGGGCTGGTTTACACTTAATGCAGCTAGATATATAAAAACTCCTATATTACTATTATCTACTAAGGATAGTATTGAGTTGTGGCAGCATGACGTTGGGGATAGAGTTGCTTGGTATGGTGATTTATATGTTAGTATAGTAGAATTAATAGTTAATCCTAATGGTAGTATAACTAAAGAATTTAATAACATATTATATATGTCAGAAGTGTTTGATAAAAATACTAGTATAGATAGAGCTGACAAAACATTAAATCATATACAAGCTAGCAATGATTATATAGTATCAGATAATATAACATTACTACCATATAAACCTAATGATATATTATATACAGGGGGGTTAGAAATACCAATTACAGCCCCTAGTACTGTTAAAAATATTAGGCGTAGAGAACGTATGTGGCACACTACTATACCTAGAGTCAATAGTAACAATATTAATTTAGATAATTATAGAATGCGTGATGCGTTTGTTAAATTAAAACTTACTTATGATAATATAAGCCAAGATAGGTTTCTATTATATAATATAAATACACTATATAGAATAGCTGATAAAACATAATATGAAAAAACGTAAAATAGGTATGGGGGGCACAATTGGTAGCATAGCTGGTGGTGTTCTAGGGCAGGCTTTAATCCCAATTCCTGGAGTAGGGGCAACAATAGGTAAAACTGTTGGTGGTATGGCTGGGAATGCTATAGATAGCGGTATAGAGCAGAAAAAGGCTAATGCTGAACAAGCACAACAAATTGCTTTGCAACAAGCTCAAATGCACTTACAACAACAACAAGTAAATAATACTACTAGTAATCAATATGCTGGTGGTGGTAATATAAATAACAATAATGATAATAACATGGCAATAAACAGATATGAAGGTGGAGGCACACTAGCCGATTATTACCAAAGTAATAACAAACCATTTGAATCAGTACAGCAACGTAGAGAAAATGCTGTTAATAATTTAGGATTTACACCAGAACAAGCACAACAAATAGGTTCACCAGAGGGAAACGCAGCTTATTTACAAGCACTACAAGGAACAAATAATAATAGGAATGCAGCGCAGACAACAATAAGAAATACTACTAATGCCAATACAACTTTATCTAATCCTAATAATACAGCTGGGCAAACAGAATTTTCAGGGGATACAGAGGCACAAGCTAATAGTAATTATATGGGTAATGGACAACGAGGAGACGGTTCAGCTAGTGAGGGTAATTGGCAATATGGTAATACTAATATTGGTAGTAATGGAACAACTGGGTTAGACGCTATTAATAATTCTAATGCTGATAGAAATAATCCAAATTCACAAACTACCATGCGTAGAACTATAATTATGCCTAATGGCAGAGAGCGAGAAGCTTTTTATGATGCAAATACTAACGAATTGTTTACTAAAAATAGAAGAGGACAATTTACTCCAGTAGGTGCAAATAATGCTATATTTGCTAGCAGAGACGAAAATAATATTAATGGGTCTGTTTCATCGGCAGATGAAGTAAAAGCTAGAATAGAATTAGCAACATTGCCAGAAGCTAATAGTGCTAATAGAATTACAAGTGCAGACAACAAGTATGAATTAATAAAAATGGCTGATGATAGAGGTGGAATAACATATCTAACTAGAAAAGTTGGTAATACTGGTAGGTGGAGAAATGTTAGGGATAGTAACATATTAGATGAATATATATCTATAACAGGTAGAGAACCTGATATTGATACTAAAATGCAAGCTATATTTGATAACCCAGAAACATTCACAACTGGTGGTGGTACACAATCAAGTTATGCTGATGATAGAAGAAGAACTCCGGCAAATACAACTAATTCACAACGATAATGGCTGATATATTAGGAACAAAATTTACAGAGTACTCTGGAGCTACACACGAAAAAGGTGGTGTAACTTTAGGAGACACTAATAATGAAGTAGAGGGTGGGGAGACTAGATACAATGATTTTGTATTTAGTGATAGAATACTCGTTCCAGAAACTAGAAAGACTTTTGCTGAAATAAGTAAAGCTATTAAAAAGAAATACTCTAACAGACCAAATGATACTATAGCATTAAGAAGTTTAGAGAAAGAATTAAAAGTTTTAGCTAAAACACAAGAGGCACTAAAACAAGATATAGCTCCTAAACCGAGTCAAGATGAAATACGAGCACAACAAGCACAACAAGCTCAAATGCAGAGTAATCAACCACAACAACCACAACAACCACAACAACAAGAGCAACAACCGTTTGTGCAGAAACAACAAATGCAACAACCCCAAGTAAGACAACCAATACAACAAGCTTTTGGTGGAGTCATTAATAAACTAGGTGGCGGAACAACTAATCCTGATGGTATAGATGGTACTGAAGTTAGTAATAAAAATGCTAATGGTAATTATATAGTAATATTAAATGATGCTGGTAAATATGAATTTACAGATGATAGTGGAATTGTTAGACAATTAACCCCTAATCAAGTTACAGCATATACATCTAATGGAGTTGATTTAACTGAAACTGGTCTACCACCTATTGCGGATACTAGGTATAATACACAATGGCAACAATCATTTGGTGCTGATGGACAAACTGGGCAAGTAAATACAGCTATTGGTGGACAAGGAGTGGAGCGTGTTGACGCTAATACTGGGGAGATTACCACAGCTGAAACTTATGGTAATATACAACAACCTACAACTTCTACACGTGGAATAACTGATACTAATTTATCTACTCCATCAACCCCTAATATTCAAAGACAGCCGCGGGTATTATTAGATACCCCGCAAGCTGACCCTGTATCTCCTGGTGGCAAAGAACAAGAAACAGGTAAATTTGGTACTACTCTTGGTGGTTATATAACTAAAGGGCAGGTTGCTAATCTTGGTGGTTTATATGATATATACAGAGGGTTAAGAGGCGGTAGTCCTGAATATTATGATAGAATTAAAGCAGCTAAGTTAGAACAATTAGACCCGACTAGAAATATACAACAACAACAAGAAGTTGGCAATGCTACATATAATAGGATTAGACAAGTCGGCGGACAAGGATTAGGGCAATTTTTAAATAATACAACACAGGCAGGTACAGCTACAGAAGCTAATATAGCTAATGTACAATCACAGTATGATAATGCTAATGTTGGAATCCGCAATCAAGAAGCTATGAATAGACAACAAGTACAAGGACAAAATATAGGATTAGATATTCAACAAAATGATATTAACGCTAGAGAAAGAGATGAAGCAAGTAATACATTACAAAGAGGATTAACGGCTACTGGGGAACAATTAGGGGTGTCAATGAAAGACGCTGCTACACGTAAACAAGAAGATTGGGTTTTAAATAATTTAATTAAGACGGGTGATTATGCCTATGTAAGAGATGCTAACGGTAATTTAGTATTAACTAAAACATCAGGTAATACTGCTACTACAACTACACCGTAATAGCTTAGAATAACAAGTATGAATTAATAGTGCTTGTAGTAGATAGTTTCGTGGTTTGCTATCTTGCTACTTGCACTATTTTTATTATACTATATTTACACCAATAATAACTAAAAAAATATAAGTATATGGCACGATATTATCAAAGTTGGCGTTCACAGCCACAATCACAATTTGTAGAAAGACCTTTGGCACTCATGCAACAACGATTAGATGAGAGACAACAAGAGAGAGATTACCTAAATTCACAACTACAAGGAGATATGCAAGGTTCATTTATGCCTGGAGCTACAGCAGATGAACAAATGTTTAATGATATGCAAAATGGATTTAATACTGACATGGGGACAGCTAGGGAGATGTTACAAAATACAGATGATTTAGATGCGGTTAGTAATTATATCAGTGGTGTTAGAAATAGATATGGCTTTAGTGGTGGAACAGGTGCAGGAATTACATCTAATAATACCAGTGGCTCTCCTGGAACTAGCCGAAGTTCCACGTCTACTTCTGGTGGAGATAATTTAGGTACAGGTAGATATGAATACGGTACTAGGCAAGATGCAGCAATAGCTAATAGAGCAGCTTATTGGGAGCAAAGTGAAGCTATAGACAAACTTATGGAGGACGGTGATATGAATGAGGCTGATAAATGGTATTTTTTAGATAAAACTGTTAGTGATTACAATGAACGTATGCAAAATAATCAAAGTGGTAGAGGTGAATATGTAAACTTTGATAGGGAATTACGCGTTAATGAAGATGAATATATAGATGATTTATCTAAAGGGTGGAACTCTGACGGTGGGTTTAGTCAAAACAGTAATGGTGATTTTATTGATGTTGTTACTAATGAAGTAATCCCTGAATCTGATGTACATGATTGGGGTGTTAGTCAAATAATGAATAATGATGCTATAATTAATGGTTGGAGGCGAGATTTTGCTTATGGGCAGCATAATGGAACTATTAATAATACTGCATTAACAACTAATGCTTTAGCTAGAAGTTATAATTCTGATATAGCTGAAGCTAAAGCACAAGCAGCAGCCCATGGACAACAATATACAGCTCCAACATTTGAGGAATATAAAGCTCAGAAATTAGCTACTATGGACGAAAATTCATTATCTAATATACAATTTAATGAATATATTAATACACAAGCTGATAGAGCTGCTACTGATTTAGCTACTAAACTAGGATTCCATAAATCTAAGGTTGTTAAATATAGAGACCCTGCTGCGGAATTACGTTATACGAACGCTGCGGCTGAATTTGAGTATAATCTTCAAAATAAGACTACTGTGTCTTATGTACCAAGTGGTACTTCTAATGGTGCTACTGCCTTAGAAGTATTAGACGCAGCTTCTACAGATGCTAATATTGCAACAACTAAAGCACCTGAATTACAACAGAATTATGATAATGCTTTTAATGCTTTTGCTGGGGCTGTTTTTACAAATACTGGCAAGTCGCAACAATTAGTATCTGCATTTAATACTGATACTGGCGGTAATGTTCTTAATTGGTTATCTAATGTTAATAGTGTTATGTATGGAGATAAATTAACTGATGAATCCAGTAGATTGCTAGTATCTAATCCTATTACAGGTAATGTAGCTTTGGGGGATAATGCTAGAAATGAATATGAGAGGTTAAATAGTACTAATTTATCTGATACAGAGTGGAATCAAGTACGTAGAACATTAAATGAGAGTATTGCTAGTATAAATGAAAGTCAATCAGCTGTTAGGACTAATAATGTACTATTAGCTGCTGCTAATAATACACAAAATGTTATTCGGGGAAATGCTATTGATGAGCTTGGCGGCGATGAATTTTTACAAGCTGGGTATCACCAATATTTAGTTCAAACTGGAAATGAAGATGATTTATCATTTGAAGATTTTTCTAAAGCATACTATAGTAATAATGCTAGTAGTGGGTTATTAGCAGAAGTACAAACTGCGTTTGTTGCTGCTGGTACGGCTAATAGAGATAATAGGTATGCTACTGAATTAACTAATGTATTTACTGAAATGAATAAAATAGTTAATAACCAAATAACTAATTCAAATTATGATGCTGGGGTGGTAAGCTTTAGTGTTGATTATGATAAAGCTGGCACAGCATATAACGCATACAGCGATAGATTAATACAAACTATGAATAATGAGGGTGTACTTAGTTCATTAGTACTAACTGACGGCACATTTGCAGCACAAGCATTATTTGAAGGACGCGGTTCTTTTGATACTGACAAACCTTATAGTATAGTAGATATGTCAGAGCAGCGAGATAATAGGGGCGGGGTCTCAACTGTATTAACATTTAAACAAGGCGATGAAACTAAAACAATTACATATTATAATAATGTTAATTCTGAAATAATAGGTAATGGGCATACAAATTTACAGACTGATGCTGCTGATGCTTGTATTGAAACAATTAGTGTTAATAGAGGTAGTGCTAATGCTTCAATGCCTTATCAAAGTACAACTGGTTGGAGTCAGCAAGATAATGTTTTAGCTACACAACTCGGAAGTAATAATACGCAAACTGTTGAAAGTTCTGCTATGATAGATGGAGTATTACGTGGAAGTGATGGTGAATATACTGATGTTAATTCTCCAGTAAGCGGTAATAATTATAGAGTAACTAATACAGGTAATAATACTGTTAGAATTGATTTAGTATTACCTAATGGAGATACTATGCCTGTAACTACTAACCCTATTGCTAATCAAACAGGAGTGTTTGAGACTATAGGGAAACAAGAATATGTAACAATCGCAACTGGTAATTTTGCTAAAAATAATGCTTATACTAATACTAATATAAACGAACAGTTAAATCCTGCTAATTAATATATTATGCCTGAAGATAAAATTAAATTAACCCCAATAACTATTAACGAGAACAGTGTTGCTAATACAAATAGTAATACTATTCCACCAATAGTGCCTAATAATAATTTAGGCTTAAATAGTGATGACCCAATGGTTACTGCTAATCAAGCGTTACAAGAGCAAAATACGCAAATAGTTGATTTTAACGCACCAGCTGTATTGCGAGGTGTTAACACTAGATTAAATTATAATATAGAAGATTATGCTAAATATACTAATGGACATTTAGATGTTCCATGGACTAATGATATTGAAAGTTTGAACACAATGCGAGCCACTAATCAATCATTATTAGAAAAAGGGTGGAGAACTGTTAACCCATTAGCTAGGATAGCTAGTGTTGGTTTGGGGTTAATTAAAGATATTGGTTATATAGCAGAATTACCTGAAGTAGTTATAGGGAAATCTGATTTTAACAATGGTTTAATAGAATGGGCTACTAAAACTAAAAATGATATTATTCCTAGAGCATATAGAACTAATCCAGGTAAGACATTTGATTTTGGAGACCCTACGTGGTACTTAAATAATGGAGCTGATTTATGGGATAGTATAAGTGAATTTCTCTTACTTGGTTATGGTATTGGTAAAGTAGCATCTTGGACAAGTAAAGGTTTAATTTCTATAGCTAAAACAGGTAAAGCATTAGAGACTGGGATTAATTTAACTACTAAAACATTATCTGCGGCTAGTTTAACCTATTTTGAATCTGCTTATGGAGCTACAGATGCGTATCAACGTATCAACACCAGTTTATTATCACAAATTAATCCATCTACTGGAAAAATGTTTACTCCAAAAGAAGCACATGAATACGCTAGTGGCGGAGCTTATACTGCATTTGGTACTAATATGGTCGTAGGCACAATATTAAATATGCCTACAATGGAATTAATTATGCCTGCTAAACGTACTGTAGTTAAAGGAGCTAGTACATTAGCAGGGTTAGAGGGCGAGACTATTGCAGAACAACTTACTAGACTACAATCATTGGATTTATCTAATGATATTATTAAAAAGGCTATGACCGAGTATAGTGCAGGAAAAATATTATTAGAAGGAAATAATGAGGGAATTGAAGAAATATTAAATAATTGGGCAGTACAAGTTGGAGTTGATATGGGGGAAGCTAATGCACAGGGGGATAATCAACATTGGTATGAAGCATTTGCTAGAATTGATACTTTAATGAGTCAAGCTATGAGCCCAGAAGGAGTATTAGCTTATACATTAGGGGCTATAGGTGGTATAGGACAAACTATGGGAATGAAAGTATTACCTAGTTCTTTAGGGTATGAAAGAGATAAGGGTGGGAATATACAATATACTGAAAGTGGGCAACCAATAAATAAAACTGCTACAATACTTGGGCAAGAACGTAATTGGGGATTTAATTTAGCTAATCAAAAAATTGAAGAAAACTTTGATGTGTATAATGTTCAACGAATGAATATTATAAAAGATTTAGAATTTATAACTGACACTAATAAAAGAATTACTAAACTAGAGAATAGTAATAATTCAGAAGATATTGCTGAAGCCGAAAGATTACGAAATGATTTATTTGCATTAAGTTCTTATCATTCTGTATTTAATCAACAAGGTGAAAATCTGATTAACACAATGAATACAGTGGCAGCTGCCGATAATACCGTTGTAGATAAAGACGGTAAAACTGAAGCTATGCGATTAGGTATTACAAATAAACCAGACTCCGCTGTATATAAAAGCGACCATAAAGAAAAGGCTTTAGAATTAATACCTGTAATACAAAAAGTAAATGCTGTGAATAAACGGATAATGCAAAAATATAATACAGAACAAGATATGTATTATGGTATTCCTGGATTAGTTGCAGATGTAGCTATACAAGCAACAATGGCTGAAGAAGCTTTAAATAATAAACTTACAGATAATGCTGTTAAATATGCAAATTTAACTGCATTTGGTAAATTACAATTGCAACAACAAGTGTTATCTACTATACTAGCGGATAAAAAGTCTTTTGCTTCATATATAGAGAATATAAAAAAAGAAGTGCTTAGGAACAGACCCGCATTTATAACTGATAATAAAGTAGAACAAATAACTAGGTATAAAAAAGTACTTAAAAATAAATTAAAAGCAATAGAATCGCAATTAAAGACATTTGAAAATGCAGATAATAAAATAGTTTTAAATAATACTACTACTGAAAACGCATTAACCGATATAGATAATATTACTGATTTATTAGTAGAAGAGGAGTTACTTAAAATGAATAGTTTTGTTAATAACGCTTCTTATAAATATATAATTAAACGAAGTACTTTATCTAAGGTAAAAGAACAAAAAAATAAATTATATGAAGCTACAAAATTAGCACAAAAAAAAGCTAGGGATAAAAAAGTAAAAGCTGTTAAGACTAGAATGGCTAAAGATATTAAGAATACTATAACAAGAAATAAGAAAAAAGATATTAAGAAAGCACAAGAGGTTAATACTACAGATAACACAACTATTAAAAATACTAAAGACGTTGAAATTAAAAATACTACATCTAAAGATAATAATACAATCATTTCTGGTGAAGTGATAGTAAAACAAGTACGAGCACAAGAAGTGGTAGACGCCCTAAAAGCTATATTAGTATTATTAGATGATACAGAAGCTGTGCAAAAAATAGTACAACAATTAGACGATTTTAACGCTAAAAATCAATACAAGGAACAATTATCTACACTAATTGCTATAACTAAACAATTAGTAATTGAATATAATGGTGATAGTTTAATAACTGATATTATCAATAAACAATTAGCTGAAGTTATTGTTTTAGAAAATATCAGGAACGCGAATAATACGCAAACAAAAGTTAGCAATAAAATAGATAATTTAACTAATGAGCAGTTATCTACAGAGAAAGAAATTGATATAATAAAGTCTAGTAAAGTGGCTAAACCAATTCTTATTACGCCACAAAATACCGAAGAATTGGTGGGTATAATAGATATTCTAAAAACTATAATATTATTATTACCTGAAAATAAAGATACAAAAATAGTATCTAATAAATTAGATACTTTAAATACAGAAACCTTAGATAGTACTGATATAGATAACTTATTAGCTCTAACAAATAATATAATAAATAGTTCAAAAATAGATGTAGATATAAAATTAACAATACAAAATTTATATAGTAACGCTATTATAAATAATAAAACTAGGTTAGCTAATAATGAAATAACTAATGCTGCTAATGATTTATTAAACACTTTTGAAGCTATAACTTCAGATACTACAGCTAGTGATGCAATTAAAGCTTCTAAACGTGGAGCTGCCTTTTTAAATTTAATTGCTCTAGCTGCTAAAGATGTTAAATCAATAGGGTTAGATATGTATAGAGATACATATAAAAGAGTACTAGTTGCTAATAATTGGAAAGAAAATGATATTAAACGTATTCACGAAATGTTTAGTACGCTTATACCATTTGCTGAGACATCTGTTGGACATGCCCCAAGTACTTATGATATAGCGTGGCAATTTAAAAATACCGTTAATTATAAAGGCGATATTATTGATATGGCAGTACAGACAGGTAATACTGGTAAACCTTATGGATTTAGTGAAAATTCAAGTATAGAGCAACAAACTGAACAAGTAGCTATCACAGCTAAAAATTATAAAAAAGTAAATAATCCTTCAGAAAGTATTGCCAATAAAGAACAGGAAGGTGTATTGGATAAATCTACTGGTAAATATATTAATGTAGATAATGTTACTACGTTCAGTGTAGCAGATAATATAAATATTGGTGATGAAATAATATTTAAGGTTGATACTCATTATGACGGATATATAATTACAGATATAGGGGAACGTGTCATTTGGGAAGATTATAGTAAAAATCTGGGTAAAACTTCTTCTGAATATATTAACAATGTACCAATAAAAATAACTACTAAAGATGGTAAACTATTAGGGTATCTACATACTATTAATTGGTTATCCGAAAGTAATAATAATGTACAAGATAATATTGATATAGCAGCACACAGTACGAATCTGAATCAAATACGTAGAACTATTATAAATAGTGATACTCCCATTATAAGTACTGTAACTGTTAAAAAAGCTGGTTCTATTAATACAACTTATGATAATAGTAAAAATTTAGTATCAGTACAAATGCCTAATTTAAAAAATGGGGCTATAGTAGTATTTAGAAATGGTAAGTTTGAACAAGTTAAGAACAAATCTGTAGCTGTTGATAATTTACATTGGTTTAATGATTTTATATTTAGTGGCATGCCAGCTGTACTCACCACAATGAGTAATGGTGAAACTTATGCTGTACCAGTAACTAGTACTAAATTAGGAGATAAAGTAAATAGTGAGTTATTAAATGGTATAATTAATTTAATACAACTATACGCTTCTCCAAAAACAGAAGAAAATAAAATAAGTAGGAACAATATTGCAAAAGAATTTGGTTTTGATTCTTTATCAGCTACTACTTTATATACTATAATTTCTAAATTAGTTTATTTAGAGGGATTTACAGATGAAACTATAATGGATTTAGCTGCTAATCAAGATAGTAAAGTACGAGACTTATTTAATATTAATAAAAAGACTGGAACTATAAGATTTGCTACTACAGCTACTAATGATAAGATTACACCTTATACTATATATGAGTTACATCAAAATGGGAATATTTTTATTAAAAAGCCTAATAAGGATAAACAAATTTTAGATAAGCAACAACTTACGAATAGTTTAGATGATATACTTGTTAAATTATCAAGTATTCTAAAAAATAAAGTAGTTAATACTGACTTGGAGATGTTAAATAACTCTGAAGTATTTATGATACCATATACTGATGATGACGGTATAAAAGTTGTTAAATTTGAATCGTATGAAGAGTTTATTAAAACTAAACTCCTTACCAATATAGTAGAAAAAAGACAATCTATTGGTGGTAAAATTAAAATAATTCATTCAGTACAATCTACCGTAGAATTTGACTCTACATTCGCTAATACTACTAGGCAAGAAGATTCAGATATAGCTACTAATATTAAAGATAGTATTATAGAAAAAGAAACTTCTCCCTTAGATGATTTATTTGGTAAGCAAGAATCAATGGAAGAATACACAGCTAAACAACTAAGTAAGCCTAAATTGACAATAACTTCTGAACAGCAAGAACAGCTTAAAAATCTTGGCTATACACAAGAAGAAATTAATAAAATTAACCCTGCTGTTGTTACTTCAATATTAACTTATAAAATTAAACCAGCAGTAGAAGTTACTATATCTACTGAAGAAAAAAATATTAAATTAAAAGCTGCAAGGGAAGCTAGATTACTTAAAAGAAAGTCTAAGAAAAAAACTACTAAAAAGATTATCAATAGTTTTGAAGCCATAACATCTAATAATAATACATTTTCTGCACTAAGCAGCACTGATAATATTACTAATATATTAGATGCTGCATTAAAAGAATCATTAATACCTGGATTATCTAGTTATGAACAACATACTGTATTAATGAATACAATTAATATTATTAAAGACCATATTGACGGAGACTGGACTAAGGAATCTATATCTCAAACTATAGAAGCGATATTTAATCATTATGTTGATATAAGTATAGCTTTAGATATAGTTAAAGATGAACAAGAATTAGACGTAATTGAAGATATAAGTGAGGAGTCTGAAGCTATACAAAATTTAATTGATACATTTAGAAAATTATCTTTACCAAGAATACTTAGTATGAAATCAATATATGATGTTATTTCTGATGATGCTAATTATAATAAATTAGTTGATATAGTATTAAAAGATTTACAAACACATGGAATACAACTAACACAACAAGTAGATGCAATTGATGAAACAACTGATTCTGAAATGGAAAATGATAACGAAACTAGTGATATTACTATTAGAAATAAATGGAATATAGAAAATGCTAGCGTAAATACATTTGATAGAACGTCAAGTGAATTTAAAGCTATAATTAGAACTATTCCGCAAATGGATTTTGTGCATAATACTGATGGCACAATCAAATTTGAAAATGGTGAACCTGTTATGCAAAAAATACTTAATGTAATGGGGACAACTGAATTTGTAGAACCAGAAAGAATACAACAAGAACTATTTTTATTATTACAAAAATTTAGTCATTTATCAACTGGTGAAAAATATAATGCTTATATTAAAACACTATTATCAACTGACCATAACACAGCTCATCTAGTCGTACTTGGAAAAATGTTTCAAGAAGCATCTGACAAGATAAAAGCTGAATTAATAAATACAATTAGTACCCAAAAAACTAATGCTGCTATAGTAATATGGAAAAAGAATTTAGGTGTTGATAATAATGTGCATTATGGTATGTATGTTAAAAATAGTTCTAAACCACATGAGCTGGATAAACTTAGGAGTATTTGGAATAGTCATCAGACACAGCAAATAACTAATAAACTTATTGAGAACAACGCTAAGGGTTTACCAATAGTAAAAGCAACGAGAGTCGCTTATTGGCAAAAGTATTATATGTCGATGCTTACTGATATAAAAGTTAAGAATTTACTAATACACGCTGAAAATAAAAATAATAAAAATAATAAAACAAAGCGTAAATTACTAGAATTACCAAATATGCCTGATAATTTAGTACTTAAACTATTTAATGAGATAGGGATAAATTTAACTCAAGAACAATTAAATGAATTAAAACATATAGAGACTAATGAATTATTAAAATCATTTTTCAACCATAAAAATATGCCTAGCGTATTTAGAATAACTAGATATCCTGATTTATTTATACCCAATGGACTTATTGATACTATGATTAAAGACATGGGAAATCCATTAATAGATGAGTTATTATTTGAAAATAACCCATTAACTAGTATTAACTCAAAAGTGCTAGATGCTATAGCTAATGTACAATTAAGTATAGAAGGTGGGTATGGTACAACTACATTCACTAGAGGTAACGGAACTATGCAGCAAACATATAGCCAAAATACAGCTTTATCGCATAAAATGAATAGACTATTGGATATAAAAGAATTACCTAATGGTGGACAAGAGATGTCAAGTGAATTTAATATGCACGCAAATAGTAATATACAATATAGTGGTAGAGATAATAATGGGGAACATAAATCTAAATGGTTAGATGATATTGAAAATGGTAAGGCAGGGCAATTCCAAGTTGGGGTTGTAGATAGCTTAAAACAGGGGGGTGTTGATAAATCTGCTGTTTTACGAACAAAAGCTACTAGAAATGAATTATTAGTTGATGAATTAGCTAGATTTACTAATTCTGGTAATAAAACAGCACAATTTTTAATATTAGCTTTTTCTGATAAAAGTACAGCAGCAACAATAACTGCACCTAAAATAGTTACAGATATAAGTTTTTCTAATAATAAACCTAAATTTAGACAACTACAACGTAATCAAATTTGGCAATATATATTATTACCTGAAGTAGATAGAATAAATAATCATGCAAAACGAATTATTGATGGCACTATTACTAGGAATACTTCTGGAAATCAATATTATGAAGGTGGTCTTTTATTTCAATTAACTCCATACTTGAATACACATGAATTGATGCTAGGTGATAAGGCTATGAGAAACGAAGATGGTACAATTGATGTTACTCCAGAAACTAAGCAGTTATTAATAGATGTTGTAGAAAAAGAAATATTAGCTAGTGCAGAAGAAACTAAGGCTGACATGTTATCAGCAGGTATGTTTAGAACTAGAACAGTAAAAAATAAAAATGATAATTCAGAGACTACTATTGATGAATTACATTTTGTAGATAAACAATATTTAAGAACACTAGATAATACATTAACTACTAAACAAAAATTACAATATATAGCAATAGATTTTGCTTTTAATAAAGCTATTGCTACGACGGAGTTTACTAAATTATTTGGTGGAGATATGGCTAATGTATATAAGAATAAAGGAATATCTAAAAATAAACAATTAAATACATTTATCAAAAATAATAAATTTAATTATGTACAATATTTAAACGCTAATAAAAATATACTGCAACAACAAATAGCTAAACAATGGGGAGAATATATTAAGAGAATGGCTAAAGATATAGCTCCTGGTATAGATGGGTATTGGGTTGATAGTGAGGGGAGAAATCATAATATATTTAATCAAGCATATATTAATGACTTATCCCTAGATTTAAGTGGGTATACTGGTGTGGAAGGAGGCGATGCTCAACAATATTCTACATTAAAAGAATTTGTTATTGTACAACATGGGTATGGAAAAATATCTGATGACACTTATTCAGAACTAATGGCTCAAATTGAAGAAGTCGAACTTATAAATAAAGAAATTATTGATAAAAATAAAGATAAGCCATTGAGTGAAATACTACCATTATTAGAACATGTGGATTTAACTAATGATTATTTAACAGAATTAGAAGAAGCTGTTAGAATATCACCATTAAAACCTGTATACGTAGGAGATGTAATTAACGAAGAACAAGGTAGAATTGATAAAAAATATATTAAAGTAGCAGTATTCCCACTTATAGGGAACGCCACTACTGGTACAGAGATTGATTATTTAAGAAGAAGAATGGAGTATGAAGAAATAATTACTGGTAAGCCAGTTAATATAACATATACATCAGGTGTTAAAATTGGATTAAATAATGTAAGTACTGTATGGAAACCTAATACTACTACTAATGCTACACATGCTGTAGCTAATAAACACGGCATAGAAAATATGCAATTTGAACAATTGCATAGAGACGGGTATAGAATACAACAAGAAGAACCAACACATGTTCATACAGAAACTGTAACAGTTACACAAGCTAACAAATTGTTATGGAGTGGTATTATGCGTATATTAGATAATACTGGTGTACTTTCTGGGTTTAAACATAATGGTAGTGATATGAACGTTGAGGAGTTAAAAGAGCAATTTCACACAATTAAAAAACAATTATCAAATAATGGCGTAGACCAGTTAAACAGGCGATTAGGATTGAACACTGACGGTACGTTTAAAGATTTAACTAAATTAGTAGCATTAATTAAAGATGAGATGTATACAAGAAATTACCCAGAATCTGATATAGCTAGTATGGAAATGACGTCTATTGATGGACAACAACAAATTAAATTACCAATAGCTTTTCAAGGTAATGGACAACGCATAGAAGCATTAATTAATTCAATAATAACTAAAGAGACTATTAAAACTAAAATGCCTGGCAGGTCTTATGTTCAAGTATCTGGACATGGTATTGGGTCAGTCAAATCATTAAGCAATACACAAAAATCTGATATAGTTTTTACTGAATTATATACAGATAACCATTTAAAATTTGTAACTAATGAAAATGGTGTTGTTACCTATGCTCAATGTTTAGTGCCGTTTAATATAACAGCTCCAAATGGAGAATTATACAAAATAGAAGATTTTTTAATTACTAAAGATGGTAAACAATTATTAGATACAACTAGACTACCTAAAGATATATTAAAACTAATAGGGTTACGTATTCCTAATCAAGGGCATAGTTCAATGTTATTACTTGAAATAGCTGGATTTTTACCAAGTTATATGCATGATAATATAATAGTACCCCCAGAAATAACTGCTCAAATGGGGGCTGACTTTGATTTTGACCATTTATATACATATAGTTTTAATACAGAACAAAGATTAACTGCTGAAGCATTTAATACTTATAAAGAACAATTTGATAATTTAATTGATACTAGGGGTATAATAAAATATATGAATCAACAAGTAGCTGAAAAATATGTAGGCTTACAAAATAAATTACAAACAGCTACAGAAGATGATAAGAAAATTATCAGTAAAGAAATTAAAAAGTTACAATTAAAAGCTAAAAAGAAATTATATATAGAGTTTTTAAATAATGGAAATAATGTTGTTATTGCTAAAATTAATAGTGCTGTAACAGATTATTCTATAGCTTCTAAAGAGGAGTTACAGAATGCTTATGTAGAAACATTCCATACTGTACTTAGTCATACTGCTGTGGCTAAAAAAATGACTACCCCATTAGATTTGCCTTATTTAGCTAGTGAGGCTGATAAAATAGATAAAATTATAAATAGTATAGGGGAAAATAATTTCAACCCATTATCAACACGATTCTCTACTGATATGTATTTAGCTAATCAAGCTGGTAAATTAGGTGTAGCTATACAAAGTATAGCGTCAACATTTTTAGCTTTAATAGAAGATAAGTCTTTAAAATTAACTAACTCGGTAAATAGAAATAAAATTGACCTTAACATAAAAATTAGTACTGATAATGGAGTAATTAAATTAAATAAACTTGGTCTAGGTAATTATACCAACACTAAAGGTGATAATATATCAAATGCTGACATATTGTTAATGTTACAAAACGAAGCTGTAGATAATGCAAAAAATCTTAACCTAGCATCTTTGTTTTATAATAAAGATACAGCTAGTATTTATAATGTATTAGCTATGTTGATTAGTAACAATAAAGAAACTTTACCATTAGAATTTCTAGTTAGATTTATAAACCAGGAAGCTATTAAAAGTTATATTAATAAATTACAGGAAACTAGTAGCACTATAGCAGAATTTACACCTAATGCTAAACAAAAAATATTTGATGATTTACTAAAAGAATATATTAATAAAGGGGCTAATAAAACAGAAATTAATAATTATGTGGGAACAATATCTAATGGAAATTATACTTATACATATACAGAGTCAGACTTATTAAAAGCATTAAAAAGTAAAAAGCGGGATTCTAATTATTATCAATTACAAGCAGAAACATTAATATTTGTAAAAACATTAATGGATAACGTTATACAACCAGTTCAAAATGTAATATCAGCTACTAATGGCATAGACACAGTTGGATTAGGAAAAGATATATTTACTACTATAGCTAAACAACAAGCAGTACAAACATATTTATTAGAAAATAGTGTAGTACTTGGAGCTGGGTCTATAATATATGATACTGATAACAATTATACGGAAATTGGTACTATGTACAATAATAGTGTAAACTTATCATTAAAAATATTAAGTACTACAACTAATAATGACGGAACTTCTATTTTACCTTACACGTCTAAGTACGCAGAAAAAATATTTATGAATTATGCTGATATATTAGGTAAAGACATACTATCTGTACAAGATTATAAAGATATATGGCGTGCTACTAAACAGCTTATAGTTAGTAAAATTATATATAATACTACTAATGCAGATAGTTTAGCAAACTTACGTAAAAGTTTATTTTTTGGAGATACTTCATTAGGAGTACAGCTTAAAAACGTAGAAAATGAGCCGTGGTTTAAAGAAAATAGATTCTTACTAAATGGTATAAATAGATTAATTGTTAAAGATGATAATGTTATAAAATATAATAAAGAAACGTCTAAATATGAAGCATTAAACAATACAACTCCTATATTAGTTAAATATGAAATGGGGGTTAAGAAAGATACAGATGACTATAGAAATATAGAAGCTATATTAGAGTTATTATATACATCTATTAGTGAATATGAAACTATAAAAGATAATATATTAGATACAGATATACATAAAGCTATTATTACTAAATATGAATTTGCTCAAAGTTTAGTTAACTATACTATATTAGAAGGAGGTATACAAAATGCTCAAAACTGGGTTAAGTATTTACCAATATCATATTTAGAAGCTATAGGATTTAATAAATCAATTAGAGATATAAACTTTAATTCTATTGATGTATATGATACAATTAGTAGCCCAGAAGTAATTATACGACAATATCTACAACATAACCCTAAAAAGGCTAAAACTTTTAATCCACAATATGTTAAAAGCACTACTAAAAATAATAATATAATCACATTACCATCTGCGTATGAAAAAAATTCTCCATATAGCGATATTATAAAAATAGAGATTATAGCTGGTGAAGAATATAAATCTTATCCACAATATATTAAATATTATGATGTAGCAACACATAAATATTATTTGTATGAAAACACAGATAAAAATAAAAATGAAACTGATATAATATTTAGAAGATTGCCACTACTAGGAACTGATAAGTTAGGATTTAATGAATATGATGGAACAATACAGTATGCTCAAAGTAATTTAACAGATAAACAAATCTATACAGAACAAGAATTAATTGAATTAAACAAAGTTACCGAGATAGCAACTATTCCTAATATGTTATCTAATATATATGATGATACAATATTAACAACTCCTACTAGTGAAAGTATTTGGAATAGAGTAGAGGAGTTAGCTAATAACAATACTATGTTTAGTGTAGCAGCTAAAATATTGTTGGCGAATAAAGATTTAGCTAAAGAATTTGAAGTAACTATTAATAATTCAGGTGCACGTGGTATGACTAGAGTACATAATAATACAAAAGATTTAAAAACAATAGATATATCACCTAGACTATTTGAAACTACTAAAACTAGTGGTAATGTAGAAGCACAACAAACTGAATTAAATGAGATAGTTTTACATGAAATGTTACATGGAGTATTATCTAAAATTATAAATAATGCTATGAATGGTGTTGGCAATAATAATACCATTAAAGCAGTACAAGAATTAGATAACTTACGAAAAAGTATAATAAAAAATAACCAAGTTGAATTTAATGCTTATATGGATACTAGGGGTGTATCAAGTACAGCTGAAAATATAGCTAAATTTGAAGGATTAACTAATATACATGAATTTTTTAGTTATGCTTTTACTAATAGCAGTTTTCAAAACTTTTTAAATACACAGGCTAGAACAGATAATGGTAAGGGTACTTTATTAAATCAATTATTAGAGTTATTAAGCGTTATTTTAGATACTACTATATTAGAGAATATTGCAGAAGATAAAGCTTTATATCAAGTATTAAGTATGGGAGTAACTGCTTTTACTAAAATCATACCGCCTAATACTCTGATAAATAATAATTCAAATAATAATTATTCAGCTATAACATCAAAATCTTTAAATCAAGCTTATATAGATAATAAGTTAATTAATAAAGATAATACGTATAAACGTTATAGTATAACAGATAATAACTATAAAAAAATATTAAAACAAGTAGCTAATATAAATAAACAAAAATTACCATATAAAGCTAAAATAATAAAAATAGTTGGAGAACGTGGAGATAATAGACCTATGGCGGCAATTGATAAATATTATAAATATTCTGTAGAACAACAATTATATAATAACTCTTTTGTAGAACCTATAAAACCGTTATCTTTGCAGGATATACAAAATAAATATGAATTAACTACTAAAACTGGTATTATGAAAGCAGTAATACCAACAAATAGTAATTATGAAAGATTACTACAAACAACAATAAAAATAAATAATGATATAGCAGTTAATCATATAGCAAATGTTATTAAAACCAAAATTAACAATAAAACAATGTATACAATAGAGTTATTAAATACATCAACTCCTGTTGATATATTATATGCTAAAGCTACTAATAACACTAATAAAATAGACTGTTAATATAAACATATAAATAATAAATAAATGAGTTGCCCTAATAAAAATAATCCAGCCTGGAAGCTTCTAGTTATGAAACTAGGAGCTGACAATGCTATGCGAATATTTAAAGAGAATAATGATAATATACCACCAACAGAGATAATTAATCAGTTGTCAATTATGTATAATAATACACAAACTAAAGTATCTATATCCAATCAAAAGATACCACAGGTATTATTAGATGAAATAAATACTAAGTATAACCTTGCTGATAGTAAAGGGAGATTACGTAAATTTAATAATGTTGAGGCTATGTTAGATAACCTCAATAGATTGCCAGGTTTTACTTTTATAGAAGTTAATAATAATGATGGAACTTCATCTATACAAGCATTTCAACAAGTTGTTAGTAATACAGATAATGATGCGGAATTTGCAGCTATAAGCAGTGAAAAGCAAAAAGATAAGCTTAAAACAAGGTATATTACATTACGTAATATAGAAGAGCTAGTTTTACCAGAAGATATTAAATTGGGGGTATTAAAATTGATTGAACAACGAGACTTGATTAGGTCAACAATGAATAGAGACAAGTCAAAAACCGCCGCTATACAACTTGAAATTGACGATATTAATCATGTAATTACAGAAATAATTATAAGTAAGAAATCATTAGAGCTTGTAGATATAATGGAACATAGGATTAATAGTGCTACTGCTAGGTTGAAAACTTCGGGGAATTTAACCCCAACTGGGTTAAGAATACTGTATTCTGAAATATTAGTTTGGACTGATTTAATTAATAAATGGCAAGACCCAGCTAATTCTCATTTAGAGGCTCATAATAACCCAATTGTACAACAAAGAATAGCTGGGCTATATGGTTCTTTATCAATAATACAAGCGGATTTTTTACATCTACAACAACAGCTTTATAAAAACGAAATGAATAAGTTATTGCCACGTGAGCTTAAAGATGAAGACTTAACAAGAAGTAGGGAAATAACTAAAGCCAGGAGAATGACTACTGATTTATCTGAAGTACGAGATAGACTAGTACAATCTATAGATAAACTATTAAAAGGAGCGGATAGAAGTAGTATGAATGATTACAATAAACAAGCTAAGACTTTAGAAAATAAACTAGCGTATTTTAGAAAAAATGGACTACAATTAGATAGTAAAGAATTTAGAGATGTATTATTGCAAAAAGATAAAGATGGTGAATTAACTGGTGAGTTGGTAGATGAGCGTAGTGCTTTGTTTGAAGATATGGAGAAGAAAAATATAGCTGACAAAATATCACTTAGGTATATGGAGTCTATAAAAGGAATGTTTAGAAAAGTAAAAAGTATAAAATCATGGGAGTCTTCTGTATATATAACAGTTGATTTAGCGATGTTGCAAAATAATAAAAAGGTTGAGTTAAATAGATTAGTCGACTTAGTTGGCGAAGTTAGAGCTAAAACACTAATAGTCGATGCTGAACTTAAATATGAAGAATATAAAGCTGCTTTAGCCCACATGAAAATTATATTGGAAGAGCGTATAAAATATGATAATGATTATAATGAGGCAGATGCTACAATAGAAAAATTTATAGGTGAACAGTCAGAAAAAAATGCTCTTATAGATGAAAAAGTTTCAAATGCGATTAGAAAATGGGAAGATAGGAATAACCCATTAAATTATACTAAATATATAACTGATACAACGCCTACCACTTATGCTATGGAGACTAATTATGTAGCTAAAACATTAAATAGGTCTGCGTATAATGGTAAAGTGTTCAATGAGCAATTTAAAGTTATTGAGGATAATGATTTAATGTATGAATTTTATATATGGTATGTAGAACAATTGCAAATACAAAAAGCTAAATTACCGCAAGATGTACTAGATAATATGAGCTATACATTTTTACCTGAAGTGTACAAAGAAATGACTGAAAAATTATCTTCTGGGAAAAATGGATTAGCCAGTGTGCCTGGAAGAATATTCGAGATGTTAAAGTCTGGGGAAATAGCTGACTCATTTTTACAGAGTATAGCTGTTGACAATAAGGTAGATAATGATAATTTATACGATAGTGCAGGAAATAAAAAGCGTGCTATACTAGTTAAATACACTAATAATAGTATAGAAATACATAAAAAAACATTAGATAACTTAGTTGTTAATAAAAGTGTATTGGAGGCTAAGCAAGCTAGTGCTTTAAAAATAATAGCTAATAATCCATCAGGCACAAAGACATATATAGATGCATATACTTATTTAAAAAAATCTAAAAAAGAATTAGTTAAAATTGAGAAACAAGTTGAGATAACAACTAAAAAATTAGCTACTATTAGGCGTGATAGAAGTACTGATTTAGTGGGTGTATTAAAAGCTTTTACATTAATGGCTACGTATCATCAGCATAAAGCTATAGTAGAAGACCATGTATTAGCGGGGAGGCGGATATTAGAAAATATAGCTATGGTAGAAACCAAAGATGGCTCATTTGTAAATAAGTCAGAAGGGGCTGTGCAATTAAAAGCTGCAACTGATTATGCTATAAATGCTGTATTATACGAAGAACAGCGTATAGATAGGCAACCAAGTGATAATGCTATATATATTAATAAAGATACTAGACAACAAAAGAAAAAAATAGATAATGAAATGAAAGCTTTGGATAAAGAGTTTGCTAATGGCGATATAACAACCGAGGAATATAATATTGCTATAAAACATAAAGAACAAGAATTGGGGGAATTAACTGGTAAAGCTGTAAGTTGGAGTAAAGTATTTGATAAATTCTTAACATATACACAATTAAAAGGACTTGGTTACAATGTACAATCAGCAGCTATCAATTTAATATATGGGTTGATTTCTAATCAAATGTATGCAGCGTCCTCGGAAGATATAGATAATAAATCATTAGTAGAAGCTTTTAAGATTATGAAGGGTAGTATGATACAAAAAACATCTGGGATAGCTGTGGGTGAAGCTCGTAAAGTAGAAGCATTAATAGATAAATTTAATGTACTATTTGAAGTAAGTGAAGCTGCTTATGGAACTAAGAACACTTTATCCGACAAAATAAAGAAATTGGGAATATTATTGCCGTATGAGGGGCAAAAACGTGGGGAATATATTATACAAGGAATGTTATTAGTAGCTATGTTAAAGAGCAAAACGATACAAATTAATGGTAAAAATATAGCATTATACGAAGTATTTAAAGAGAATGGTGAATGGGATACTGAGAAATACGGAGAAGAACAAGAAGAATGGAGTACAGATGTTACTGGTTTAAGTAATAATAGTTATACTAAATTTAGGGATAGGATTATACAAACTATAAAACGTGTTCATGGTAATTATGACCCTACATCAATGGTAGAGGGAAAAGCTACTAGTATAGGTAGAATGTTATTCCAGTTTAAATCTTGGATTCCAGCAGGTATAACTACTAGATTTGAGCGTAAACGGTATGACCAGTATTTAGACAGAGATGTTAAAGGCAGATATAGAAGTATTAAAGATATAGGCTATGGCACAGGTTTAAAGATAATGGCTAATCCATCTTATATACTCGGATTAAAGAAAATACAACTTGATTCTTTAGGGAGATTAGCAACTGCCGAGGATTTAACTAATATGAAGTATAATCTACAAGAGATGCGTTGGGTATTATTATCTGTAATAACTAGTCTTACCTTAGCTATGTTAGGAGCTTTTGCGAGTAATGATGACGAGGAAGAAAAATTGATTACCTTATTAATTAATAATGCAACTAGGTTACAGGGAGATATGACATTTTATTTAAACCCTATGACTCCAATAGATTTAGTTAAGAGCCCAGTAGCAGTATTAAAATCATTTACAGATATAGTTAAATTAGTAGATGCTTCTACTAAAATTATATATAAAGATGACCCTTATTACAATACAGAATATTACTTACGTAAAGTAGCTAAGATAATACCATTTTTTAGTAACGTTGACCAACTATATGGTGCTACACAACGTACTTATGATAAGCACCCAATAATTGATGCGTTGATTAAGAAGTAGCCAATTATAAATTTTTTAAAAAGAGCATACCATTTGAATGATATGCTCTTATTTATTTAAAGTTCAATAAAATCAGTCTCTTTGGATTCTAATTGTCCTAATCTATGTAAAGTTCTTAATATCTTGTTTAAGTCTGTATTATTATTATTACTTAATTTATTAGCTAATTTATCCAGTAAACTGGTTGTAGGATTTAATGCCTGTTGTATTGAAATATTTTTCGGGTAATACTTGATAATAGCAGTTTTAGCTCTATTACTAAATTTTGAATAAAGCCCTAATGTAAATAACGTGTAATCTACTATATATTTATCTGCGATTTGTATTTTTATATACTCTATCCCTGATTTATCTATAACAATACTAATATTTGGTAAATCTAATAATGTTGGTTGTATGTTTTTTATATATACGTATGCTTTTGTATCCTCTTTTCGTATTTTTCCTACATGTGGAAATTTATTTTCTGATATAGGCAACAATAATGGTATTAAGTATTTAGTAGTTCTATTCATTTTTACATTCTATATTTAATCGCTGCTGCATTTATATAATCAGTATGCAATTTAATAGATAAATATCTTTTATAAAATCTTTGTAGTCCTTCTACTTCACCATAAGAGATTACATATTCAGTTAACACATTTAATACACTGTCAGTAAAGTTAGTATATTTAATGCTTATGTTACTAGTTATTTTACTATAACCAGTTACTTTGTTTTTGTCTAGTAGTAAAGCTGTTAAATTATTTTCAGCTTGCTGTTTATCAATATATTTAATATCTAATAGGTTTACAAATGATGTAGGTGTACAATGTACACCATTAAGTTGTTTGAGCTTATTATTATTGTGCAATAATAATGGACAGTTTTTATGTAAAGCCATTGTACTAGTTATACCTAAGGATACAAAATGTTTATCTATATTAGTAGTATAGAAACGTTTATATAGTGTATACATAGCATTTTCCACGTCATTTACTTCTACCGCTCCCCAATGTACCTTTGTATTATTTTTTAAATACCCACCTTTTAATAATATAGATTTTATAAATTCTAAATGTGGCAATGTTATTTGGCTGTATATAACTGCTGGTTTATTAGATAATAGTATATAGTAACTATTTGTTTTTATATACTGTAATATTTTATGCACATACTTATTACACATTGTAGTAATATGTGATTTTTCCATAGTATTTGCTTTAACAGCTAGCATTGTAAGTAGTAAATCACCGTCTATTATTGCTAACATCTGATATAATGTATTGCTTCTTTATCTTCTAATCTTACAATATTATTTAATGTAACTATATTAATGTTAATATAGTTATTGTCTAGTGGTTTTTCTAAATCTATTGCCCCTATATGACTAGTAACACTTAAATCTAATAATCTAACAATTCTTGTTGTAAAATGCCCATTAGCTTTAATAAAAGTAACTCGTACTATTTCATTACTCTTTAATACTTTTCTTAGTACAGTAGTAAACACTCGTTTATTTACATATTTCGGGGTACATTTATTGAATTTTTTTAAAATTGTAGCTATTGGTAAATTCTTTAATCTTTTATATAATTGACCATCAATATATCTATACATAATTAATCTGGTTAATTATCCACATTTATCGTAATCACAGGTATCACACTTAGTACAACCATTTTGATAAACTAACGTGCCTGTTTTACATTGCGGACAAGTTGATATTTTTATTTTTTTTGCATATTTACTTAGTATTCTAACTATTACAGCGGTAAATGTTGTAATAGGCAGCCTTACTTTCCGTAAATCTGCTATAATATCTTCGATGTTAGTACGTTGTCGTAATAACCTACTTATTAATCTAGTTAATGATTCTTCTTCTCCAACCGTGTATTGTGCAGCTAAATCTTTTATTGTTATATCTTTAGATTTAAACATATACGTTGGTTTATCTTTATTTTTAATCTTTATAATTTCCCCTGACTTAACATGTATTGTAGTATATGTATCTTTATAAGCAAATATTTCATAAGGTTGTGCATCGTATAATCCTATAAATACAGTCCAATAAGCTCCACCTATTTTAACATTATGTACATCACATGGAAGTTTATTCGGGCGTTCTATAATAATATCGTTATTACTTTTACTTACATCATATATACCATCTCTTGAGCCATCTACATATATAGTAACGCCTTTCAATCCTTTTTTATAAGCAGTTATATAGATATTTTCTACAACTTTTGTTGTTGTTCCTCTCGGCAAATTAATTGTGCTACTAATAGCTGAATCTACATATTTTTGAGCAATTGCTTGGGTAGCTATTCGTTTTTCCCAAGGTATTTCTAAAGCAGTTTTTCCCGCAAATGGGCTAACAGCTATTATTTCAGGTGTTATACTATCCATTATATTACAGGTATCTGCCCATAATAAAAATGTTGGGTGCACGTTATTAACTATCCGCCATTTATCCCCTACAGCATCTATATAATCACACGACTTATTATCTAATACTTTTATTCGTCTTTTTCCTATTATATTATATACAGGCTCAATAGCAGGGCTTACTCCTAAGACTAAAGCACTAGTCCCTGTAGGAGCAATTGTGCTATTTGCTATATTACGTAATTTAATTTTACTTTCACTTGTTGCCTGACAATGCCCTCTAGTATTAACTAATTGTACGTTCATTTTTGCTTCTGCGGTATTTTTTGTTGCCATGATGTTTTCAATAAATACCATATCGTCTAATGGCTCACCTAGCATTATAATTGCATCTTGTACCCCCAATACACCAATCCCCATTCTACGAGATTTAACTAATTCATTACGTATTTTACTCCATAACGTAAATTCGGTAACTATTGTATGTTCTTCTGTTTTTTGTATTAGATTTATTATATTATCAATTTTATCAAGTTCTATGTTTACTAATGTATCTCCTATATTGTAAATATTTTTACATACCTGTATAAAACGTTGGTGATTAAATTTAGCTTTTGATGTGAATGGGTCATTTACAAAAGCTGCTATGTTTATATGCAATAATCCACAACTAGCGTATCCAGGTAATGGTTGTTCTCCACAAGGATTTGTACTAATTTCTTTGTACTCAAGACCATATTTTTGTGTACCATTTTCTAAAATAGTATCCCAAAACAAAACACCTGGCTCTGCACTAGCAGTTGCATTTTTAATAATTTTATCCCAAAGTTCTTTAGCTTTTATAATTTTAGTTATTTTTGGTTTAGCGGCATCTATTGGAAATTGTTGTTTAAATGAGTCGTTAGTAATAACAGCTTGCATAAACTCATTTGTTAGCTTTATAGATATATTAGCACCAGTTATTTTAGTTGTATCTAATTTTGCATTAATAAAGTCTATAGCATCAGGGTGTCGTACATCTAATGTAAGCATTAAAGCTCCCCGCCTCCCATCTTGAGCAACTTCTCTAGTTGCATTTGAATATCTTTCCATAAACGGAACAATCCCTGTAGACTTTAACGCACTATTATTAACTGGGCTTCCTTTTGGTCTAATATATGATAAATCATGTCCTACCCCACCACCACGTTTCATTAATTGCGTTTGTTCTTGTTCTATCATATATATCCCACCGTAAGAATCTGGTGTCATATAATCCCCTATCACGTAACAATTTCTAGTACTTATAGGTTTATTAGTACCAACTCCTACCATAGCTCTCCCCCCTAATATTATCTCTTTTTCCATAAACATTTTAAGTATTTCTAACGTAGGGACACCATCATCTATCCCATATTTCTTATTTGCTTTTTTAATAGCATAAGCTATCCTATTAAATGTCCCCTCAATGTTTTTATCCCCTGGTTGTAACCATTTTTGTTCAAAAATGTCTTTGCCTAGTGGATTATTCTTAAAGTAATCGTGCATTTATTTATTTATAAATTTAATATAGTGTTTATAATTGTCAATTCCGCTCGTGTTTTATCTCTAGTGTGTAATATTATTGGTTTATATGTATAGTCTATTGCAGTATGCTCAAATAATGTATTACTGACGCATTTTATATCTAAAATTATATAATTATTAATATCTTTAATAGAATTAATAAATTTTTTAACTATACTATAGTTAGCATGATTTTGTAGCGTCCCTAATTTATAATCTGTTATTCCTTTTATCCTATCACTATACACAAATAATTCTATATTATTTGATATAGTTTTTAAACGAGGTAATAATGTTTTATTTATTACTTGTTTTAAATATCTACCATGTAATTTTATCATATCTATACTATCATCTACAAATACCATTATTTTTATTGGTGCATTATCTTTTATGAGTTTATTATTTTTATACTTATAGCCATTAGCTAAAATAGTACGAATAAATCTATTTATTGTAATAGCGTTCTCTAGCCCATTTCTACGCAATACTTCATTTAAAGCTGCTTTTTTATATTTAGCTCTGTTGTATAATTCTACAGCAGTGCTAATATCTACTTTCCCAAACATTATTCGGGAGTTATAGCTAAAATTATATCTTCTGGTATAATAATAAATTCTTCCCCATCTATATCTATCGGAATATAGCCAGCCCCAAATACTGTATATACAAAAGAGCCCTCTGTTAATAATAGGTTCTCTACGTCTAAACTAGTGGCTAATACTTTAAATTTAAGTAATTCTGGTTTAGTTGGAGTGGTATTTTTTTGTAAAATAATTCCGCTCTTAGTTTTCTTTTCAGCTTTTACTTCTTGAACAATTAAGTTCTTATTTATTGGTATTAAATTCATTATATAGTATATTTTTTATTAAATGTATATTCTATAATATTATTTAAGTTTACTGGTCGAACATCTTTTGTACCAAATTCAAGTATTTGCAAATTCCCATGTTTTCTTACATAGCCATTAGCATTAGTTATAAATACCCCTGTCATAGTTCTTATCTCTCCGTGTTCACATGCTTCTTTAAATGCTGCGTTTGAATATTCTCCTTTTTGTGCTTTCTTGTACACTTCTATATAATTAGGTTTTTTATAAAATGTAATTGATATTGTTCTTCCACGCATTCCAGCTAATTCTTCGTTAAATTTTTTTAATAAGGCTGTTCTCGTTCCTAGTGCTTCACTATTGTTTACTCCGACTATTACTCTACTAGCTTCAGCTATAACTTTTGAAATTACTATTTCATCATTGTTATGTGCTACTGCTGTGTATGCCTCTATACCGTTAACAGTAGTCTTCCCAGTTATTTTTAATGTTCTGGTTAACTCTATAATTTTATCTTTCATTTTGTTACTATTTATTATTTATATTATAAAAAATTCTGTGTTTAATTGTTCTCCTTTAATTAACTGCTCATCTCTATATTTTATATTAGCTGTTATTTTATTTACCCAATTGGTAATATCTGTCTTTGTAAACGTACTAGAGTGTGTATTGTTAGGCATTATTCCTATAGTTGCTGCATAGTTTACACTCGTAAATGAATCGTCTTTATGGTGCAATAATACTATAGTAATATCTGAGTTAGCTTTAACAAATTCGGCTACTTTTAATTTATTTTGTTGACTACTATTTTCTCTGCCGTCTGTTATAACTATTAAAGTGGCGTTTTTAATAGCGTTTAGTTTATTATACCCTAAAATAATAGCATCATTTAAAGCCGTTGTTCCCGATGCTTTGTGTGTATATACTGTTTCATCAATAGGGCTTACATCTCTAACACAGTAAGCATTGTAATCAAAATTTATAATCCCTAAATTGATATTAGGGTAGCTAGCTAATTGTTGTAACAAATTATTTACGGCTGTTGTTACATGTGAACTTATAGTACACATAGAAGTACTAGTATCAATTGCTAGCATATATGTATGTTCGGTTACTGACTTCCTGAAAGTTTTTTGTAATTTAGTTGGTGTTATTGTATGATAAAACATATTATTATCAAGAACGGATTTAAAAGTAACAACCTCATCTGTTATACTAATTATTGTGTATTTTATGTTTTTCTGCGTTCCGTTTTTTCTAATTATTTTATCACCAATTTCAAATTCTTGGTGTTCCTCTTTAGTATCTGTATTTTTGAGATTTGTCAAGTATTTACGTAATTGATAAACACTGGGATTACCAGTACTTGTTTTAAAACCATATTTCTCTGCCGCCCCAATTAACGTCATTGTATGTACGTCTCTTAAAAGTTCTACTTTATTTATATTTCTCATTTGTTTAATTTTAATGTATTTTTATTAATATGTTTAAATTATTATTATTTTTACAATAGTTACATACCCTACAATTTCCTCTGCATATAACTGTATTTTTATTAGTTTTTACTGGATATTCTATAACAGGTATGAAATTATTATCCAACATAAAGTTACTACCATTAATAACTAAATTTTGCATTTTACGTACAGTGCCGAAATATAAATCTTTTCTAGCTGTATAAGTGTAAAATATAATTCTTCGAGAAGAGTATTTATTTACTCTTTTAACTATATTAATTAATTTAGTAATATCAGCCTGGTGTTTAAAATCACCAGATTCATTGAATCTAATGAATTTTACTTTTCTATTATTATGTAATAACTCTAATAAATCATCAGCAAACTTATTAGCACTGACATTGTCCCAATATTTACGCTGATTTCTACGATATAACCCAGTTCTAAACCAATATTGCGTTTCAGCTTTTTTAGCATAGCACTTATCAGATAATGCACATAATCCTAATTTATCAGCTACACATTCAAATGCAGGTGTGATATTAAATATAAAAGTATCTTTGCCTATTTTTAAATTACCATTTGCTATTAATTGTGATAATGGTTTAATATCATCTGTTAATATAGCTTTTACATCATCTAGTACTCCTTTTATTGTACTAGTGTTAGTTTTGTTTTGGGGTTGCCTCTTGACTAAAAGCTCCAATCCACTTTTTATTATTGTAAATTTTGATTGCGGTTTCATTTAGAGTTGTTAATAAATTTATTCTTTGTAAAGGGTGAGCTTTTTTAAATGCCTCTGTAAAGAAATTATACATGTTCCATAAATTAGTTGTATTGTTTTCACTATTATACGGATATAAATTTTGTTTACTCCTAGCATACTTAAAAGCTGAATATACTAACTGTACTGGATATAAACGTAAAGCCTCACCAAATATTTGGTCTACTTGGTCACTGGATAAATTAATATCTTTATAATTATTAATTAATTCTAGTAAATCATTGCCACTTGTATTAATAAACTTTATAGCATCGGCTATAGCATTTTCTATATAATACTCAATTCCATCTACATGTTTTTTTCTAAAGTTATCTAACGTATTAAATAGCATACCGTTAGCACATGCTTTTAGATTATAACCAAAACCTATATTTAAAGCAACTGATTTATTAATTGAATTTATAATAAATATTTGTTTATCAGCTATATCAGAATCATTTATTGTAATTTCTGTTAATATATATTGTATTTTACTTAGGTCTTCTACACTAATATGATAATCATTAACTATATATTGTAAAATTTTAAATTCTACTTCCTTAGCATATTTTTTTTCTATGCCAATTGTGATATTGCATTTTTTTATTGATAAGTTATTTTCTGCTAACTCCTCCAGTAGTAATCTAGTTGGCTTATATAGTTGCACAGGTTTCCAGCTTTTAGTGTGTGTTGGTGTTGGTATTCGTTTTAATAAATTATCTATTTTAGCACTTACTAAAGATAAATCAGTTAATTCCGTTGATATTAATTTTAATTTCATTTTGTAATATATTTTTTAATTGTTTATAGTCTCTAGTCTTTTTAATTATATCTGAACAATCAGAACAATTACTTATATTTGGTAACCTTATATTAGTTATTATAGGATATTGTTCTATAATCTTACTAGCGTAATTTTGTCCAGCATTTGTTTCCTTTTCAAAATCATTATCTAGTAACAGATAAATATTGTTATACTTTGTATATAGGTATTCAATAACTTTGTTTGGCAAATATTGCCCTTCCGATTGCATACCAATTACATTTGAATAACCACATTTTTTAATCACCATAACATCTTTAACACTCTTAGTTATTATTACATAACCAATATTTTGTAAATTATGTATGTTATGATATATCAAATTAGATACCCCAGATAAATCAGAAATAAACCTATATTCTATATTTAATGGTTGGTATATTTTAGTGTACTTAATCCCCTTACGCCACCATGTATAAGCAAAAGTAATTGAATTAGTACAGTTAATAGTATAACCATTAATAGTAAAATACGCTACTGCCTCTATATTGTTTTCAGCAGTAATATCAGCAGTAGTAAGTAAATAATCCGCCCAGTATAACCTGTGTCTTTTTTGTAATTGTTTATACGCTGCGTAAATAATATTATTACGACTTATTGGTTTTTTTGCACCTATTAATACCATAGGCTGTTTACAATCCCTAACAATATTATTAGTAGTTAATTCTAAAGTTTCTTTATACGAAATATGGTAGAGCTGTTTTAGTAAATCTATGCCATCACCATATTCTCCAGTAGCTTTATCCTTATATACAGCTTTTCTAGTTTTATTGTAGTATACACTAAATGAAGCTTTGTTTTCCTTCCTAAAAGGTGATTTTATGGTACACGGTATAGTTGATATATTCAAGTACTTTTTTAGTATTTCTTCACTAGTCATAATAAAAAAGCTCAACTAAATTAATAGTTAAGCTTTGTTTTATTTAAAATAATTATTATTTATTAAAAAGGTAAATCATCGACAGGTACGGCGTTTTTTGTTGTACTCCCACCAAGAAAATCAGATACTTCTACTAATTCTAAGTTTCTACTTTTATATAAGTAAGATTCTTGTATATTAGCTTTTTCAAAATAATCAAGAGAGTTATTTATTTTATAGCTACTTACTTTATTTAAAATAGTTTGTATAAGATATGGAGTACCATTACTTGAATCTTTTAATTTAACTCTACCAAATATAGTAACTCTTTTATTTCTTTGTGTTTCTAACACCGTTGGGTGAGCTTCTAGTTCTGTAATTAATTCCTGTAATTGTGATATATCACCAATTATTAATTTATTAATATCAACAGGATAATTTCCCCTAATGCCATAAATACCATCAATCAACGCAAATAAATCAGATTCTCCTTCTTTAGTTATTCTAATTTTAAGTTTTTTACCGTCTCTGGTTTCTTTCTTGAAGTTATCGCTAAATTCAACAGCGTCTTTTGATAATGCCCATCTAGTTTGAGCTATTCCATTTGTATATTCATATTTATCACTAGTTTTACCAGCCACTCTGTCATTACTAGTTAAATATAAACTAATAGTATATATATTATTTTTAAGTTTGTTAATTATATCTTTATTTTTTGTTGTATTCGACTCTTCTGTAACTTTAAAATAAAATTGTAATTGGAGTTGTTTATACCCTAATTTAGTTTTTGTCATATAATCTACTGCATCTTTATAATATTGTGTTTCTTCTTCTTCACCGTCTTTGTTTTTAAAAACTCTTACCCCATATTCTTTTTTCTGTTCATTTGTCATATTTATTATTGGGATAAATTCTGTGTTTATTTTTCCTGTAAAATTTAGTATTTCTTTATTTACGCTTATATCTAACATATAGTTATTATTTATTATTTATATATTGGTAGTATTTATGCAAATATATCTGCGGTTGATGCAGAATTTGTATCTGTTTCTACATTGTTTTCTGTTGCACTAGTATCTGTTGTAGTATTTTCAGCTAATTTTTCTTTTAAATAATCTGGGTATTCACCATTTAGATTTTTGTATTCTTCGTTATAATCTCTAGTTCTAGTTAATTTGTACCCACGTTCAATAGATACTTCATCATCATTTATTTGATATGTAAAATCTTCTAATTCTGTAGAAACAGCATACTCGTATTTATTAGTTATACTAAAGTCTATTAATTGTTCTCCTCTATTTATATATGCAGCTGAACTTCTATATGTTCTAATTTGCCCTTTGGTGTAAGTAGCTGTTAAAACTCTCCCATTATCTTGCGGAGATAAAAATAAATCACCATTGTTATCTTGTAAAATTATAACTTTAGTTGATTTTGTTTTTAATTCCGCTCCAGGTTCATTAGAGATAACTTCTATTAATCCTAAAGCATAAGCATTATGTATATGTAATTCTACTATTTCTGTGTCATTAACTCTAGTTGTTACTAATAATACAAGTGTATTGGTTTGTTTGTCTCCTGGATTAATTTTTACATTAGCCCCACTTCTAAAAGTCTTAGTGAATCTTTTTACTTTTTTTAACCTTGTTCCTGTTGTTGTATCTTTTGTTAAATCCACATCAGTAAGAGATGTCGTTCCTTGAATACGTCTTAATTTTAAACTCATGTCATGGTTTATTAAATTTATATATAGTGCAAATATAATACTTATGTTTTTAATGCACAAATATTATTGATTTTATTATAGTTAGTTTCATTAGGTAATTTTATATCAGCATATACACCAACTTCACCTATAAACAGGACTGGGATTAATTTATTTATATCACCATCTCTGTTTTTAGCTATCCTAAGTACCCTAAATCTATTTTTTAACGCAACGGTTGCTGTTCTACTAGGAATAATTTTATAACCTAGATAGCTACCTAAATCATGTTTATACGGATTACCAATGCTAATATAAATATCAGCATCTTGGTATGGATTTTTAGAATCTCTTAAATCTTGATGGCTTGGTAAAACACTTTGTTCTGCCGTATATGCTTTTTCTGGGTTAATTTGTTGTAATACTACAGCTATTAATTTAGTTGGTATTCTTGATGCATATAAAAATTTACTAACCTCATCTATTGCTGATTTTAGTGTTTGCCTACCAGTAGTTGTAATAGAACCAATATGGTCTATTATAATTTGATAAATTTTAGCCTTGTTTGTAGGAGTGTATTTAATAATATTGCCGTCAATAATAGTTACTTCCCCATTATTACGTAAGTATTTAAAAGTATTAGTTTTAATATTAGTAGTTGTTAAATACGGATAGAATGTTATTTTTTCCGCTAATAACTCTATAAAAGCGTTGCATTCTTTTGAAAATACTAAATCTTTTATTCTTAATGGTAATTTTAACCCATGTTTACTGAATAATAGATTAGTAGTTATTAATATACCCTTAGTCTTATATAACCAATAACATCTACCTTTTCCTAATATAGTTGCTGGACTTATTTCTGGTGTGTATATATCTATATGTATATCAAAATCTTTCTTCTTCAAGTACATATCTAACATATTATATATATGCTGGTCATAAACAAAACTACTTTTACCAACATTACTTAAAGCTGCATATAAGTAATAAGTACTCGGCACTATATTAAGATATTTATTTAATACAGATAGTCTGTATTCATATCCTTTATTTAACCCAAGTAATCCATCTTCTACCATTTTGTTACTTTCAGCTACCCAATTTCGTTGTTGCTCCATAAAACTGTATCTGCTTTTATATTGCTTTCTTCTAATAATGTTAATAAAGTATTACTAGTAATTAATTCATTTGTATCTTTATCTTTTCTACTTTTATGTATAAAATTATCAGCATTCATAGCATATTTATAGTTATCTTTAGCTGCATTGGCTAAATAATTTTCAGTTACTTCTATTATTTGTTTTTTATTATAACCAGCAGCTATTACTTTGTTCATGTGTTTTATACATGTAGCTTTACTACCCATACCTCCAGAACGTACTACTAAAAATAATCTCCTAAAGTCGTTTATCCAATCTATATCTTTTGTCAATTTTAATTGTGGCGACCTGTTTTTAGGCTTACTTTTTTGTCTAAAAGCATCAATAGTTTTTTTAGTATATTCTATATAATCATCATGTACAATATACCCTAAAGATATTAATTTGTTTATTACATCAGTTTTATTATAATCCGAGTATCCCTCTAATATAGAATCAACGTAGTCATGCTTACCTTTATACAATAAATATAAGCAGATACTCTCCCTATAAGATAAATCTGATTGTAATATATTAGTTAGTATATTCATTTATGTATTGCTCCATCAAAATCAATATCTATTCTCCATATTCCTGTTATTGTACTAACAACTGCCTCGTGATGATATTCTCCTGCACTATCATCACTTTCGCCAACTATACCTATATTAAGTAATTCTACTGGTATCATTAGACCTTTTTGATAAGTAATTCCTAGAAATGTTGTATCTCTAAGTAATTCTAACGTGTAATTTTGAGTTTTAAATGTATATTTATTAATATTAAATATTTTTTTACTAATATATGGGGTTACTTCTTTTTTATTAATTAATACAAATTTACCTGTTTTTAGTTTTAGTAATATAGTATTTTCAGGTAAGTCATTGAGGTATTCAACTTCAACTCCTATTTGTTTAAATACGGTAACATCATCTACTATGAGGTTTTTTAATCTTGTATCAGATAAAGTTACCTTTTGGTATTTAGCACTTTCTTTATGTATGTACCATTCTTGTTCTAGGACTACATATTTTGTTTGGTCTAATAATCCCCAAATATCTGGCATATTATCAATATTTGTAATATTTAATAGTATACCCCTACAAATAAATGTAGTTGTTGTTAATCTTGTTATTACGTCCCCAACTTGAATGGTTGGTGGAGTATTTGAATATATTTTTAATAGTTTATATTGCATTATAATTATTTTTATATATATATTTATTTTTAATTACCTTTTACGTATTAGTTTATAGTGCAGAGTTAATTGATTTGAGTGAGGTTATTATGTGCAACGAAACTAACCGATATATATAATAGAATTAAAATTAAACAATTACAAATGAAACGAGAAATAAAACTCGTAACATTTGCTATTATTTACATGCTTGTTTATTAATTTATTTTGTTATAATTTTAAATATTTAAAAAAATTAATAATTGTAAAAATCTAATATGTATTTACATACCCAATTAAATTTCTATGGTTATTTATTTCCCATATAAACTTAATTCCTAATCCAAACGTAGCATTGAATTTGTTATACACACTATATTTAATATAAGGTAACATAGTGTATGTCGCTCCAATAATAACACTCGTATAGGTTAATTTATTTGTAACATTATAGCCTACTAAAGTTCTGGCGTAAAATAATTTTGTACTTATGCCTAACTCTGTGCCAATTACTATCCTATTAACATAATCAAAATTAATAATAGCTGCTACAGTATTAGTGTATGGGATAGCAGTTAATTTAATATAAGCTATACCTGTACTTAAATATAAATTATTTACTTTACTACCAATTACTGCATTATACGTTATATGAGTATTTATGTTATGTATGCCTATATTATAAGAGTTATCGCCACTTAAAAATATATTTTGTGTATATGCTTGTGTTAATATCATAAGCATAATAATTACTATTATTCCTTTTTTCATATTATTCAGTTTAGTTATTAATTAATGTTAATTCTCCGTCCCATTCTTTATCATTTAGATAAAGAATTTTATTTTTATGGTATACATGCACTCCATGTATACCATTTAAGCGTCTTTTAGTTACTGATGAATCCCACCCACATGTTTGTATTAAAGTATCCTTAGCGCAAAATTTACGTGCAATTAAGTTGTCATGTAAATACATATCTACACAACAATTTGACACTACTACACGTGTATTAGCTTTATGATAATTTTCCGTATCGCGAAAAGCAATTGCTGCTTCAGTTGTTATTTTATTCATTATACGTTTGTTTAGCTATATCTTTAAATATAGCATTTCTATCTTCAATAAGCATATATACAGCCCTAGCTAGTTCCCAATAATTATTTTTATTAAAAGTCTTACTTACAAATAATGTATTTTTATACTTGTCAGCAACTATTGCTACATTACTTATTTCCGCTAGTTTTACTTCAAATGTAATGTTTAAATTTAACTTAGATACAAGTTCTATTATATGATCCTCTATTGATATTTTATTAGTATCAATTATTGATTCTTTAATAATAGGGATTACTGATACAGTTTGATAATTTGTTTTTTGAGCAACTTCTAATATAAACTCGCCAATTTTAGCCCTACTATCCCTACTTATTAATTCTTTTAAATCCTTTGATATATTTAATTTATTTTGACTATATAATTCATTAATAACAGACATTACTGTATAACTACATGAACCATAATACCAGAAAGAGTCTTCAAATGTACCGATTGTATTATTACTAAAAAATTTAGTACTAAAGGTAATATTATTGTTATTTAAAATTCTGTTTACAATTATATCTTTATAATCGGAATAATTTAATAATTGTCTCATCTCGTCTAATTTAGCTTCTTTCCAGTCATATAAATATAGTGCTTTAATATTATTATCTGATTTTATTAATATACCTTGTTTATATAATTTTAATGTACCAGTTATGTTTTCATAAATAGTTAAATCATTTGTTTCCAAAATTTTAGGTGTATCATAATTTAAAAAATAATTATCCCAGTTATTTATTGCAGTATTTGAATCATTATTACTATTATTTATGATAATAGTAGTAGTATTAGGTAAGTAATAATTATTTAGTGGCGGTGTAAATAAAAACTTTACATCACCACCTTCATCTAAACAATTGCTATATATTTCTCTAAAAGCATGCCATACCTCCCAATTGTGTCCTAATTGAACAGCAAAAGCAGTTTGATGTGCACTTATAAATTTATCATTTAGATACACATTTAACATTAAAATATGTTTATGCTTACTTGTTGTTGTATCTTTAATTGTTTTAGCTGTATAACAATATTTATATTGCCCCGACCATATAGTAAAATCTATATTGTGTCTGTATAATATAGCTATTGCATATTTTAATCCAGAGTCGAATTTACCAATTTTAGTATCATCATCTCTTTTACTGCTATCCCCCATTGTAAGTAAATCCAGAGTAGTTAATAACCCTGGATTACTGAAATTTAATGCTTGAACTTTCATCTATAAATATCGTTTAATTAAATTTTTGATACTTTTATGTTCTAGTTCATAATGAGCTAAATTTTGTTCTTGTATCAATATATCACGCCCAAGTACAATGGCAGGGTCTAATAAAATATCTTCTATAACCCTTTTAATTTTATTTATTTCTTTTTGATTATTAAGTAATAATAAATTAAGGCTAATTCTGTCATCTTCTGCTAATCTTTGTATATTAACGTCTTTGTTGTTTTTTGATTCTGTAATTAATTCACTTCGTGTCATAATATTAATTTTTAATTATTTATAATTCTATATTAGTTGATTCTTTATTATTTAGATATAATTTTAAAGTATTTCTCATTATACTGTATTTTGAATACTCTGTTAATAGTTCTTGTAGGGTTTCACTTATATATCTAGGTAATTCATCTCCCCAATCACCACTATTTGGTAAAATATCTTTATTAGGCATAGCTATTATCATACCTAATTTTAATTCAATTGTGTGTATGTAGTTAGTAATATCAGAGAGTAGTTCTAATATATCTTCTAGTGCTGGTGTTATGGAATCCGCCTCTATTGATAACTCGGTGGTAAAATATATTTTATTCATCGCGTAAAGATTTTAATATTTCTAATAGTACGTACCAATTAAGTATTGGTATAAATGCTAATATTAAAACGTCAAATCTATCTGCTGCCATAGTAACTATTACTGGTATTATATATAATACAATTAGTATTAATGTTGTTTGTGTGTACATATTAATTAGTTAAATAAAATTTGAATGTATAATCATCTTTTCTAAACCCTAATTGGTCTAGTATAGATATTTGACTTATTGTGTACTTATTTAGATTACCTATATAAATAATCATTTTGTACAGCAAAACTGATTTCGTTTTCTTGCCCCTTTAATTAATCTAGTTAATTTAATCATACCTTATCCAATCTAAAGCCTATCATTATTGGAAATCTTGGTATATCATCATTAGTATACTCAAAAAATCGTAATTCTGCTATTTTATTTATATATTTATTTTTATTAGTTAGTAAATCTGTTTTTTCAGCAGTAGTCATTTTTACCCCCGCTTTGAATTTTTTACCAGCAGCAGTTTCAAATACAGGTATCCCTATATTATGATTTTTATCACTAGCTATTACATCTTTTAATGGTAAAGCCTCATCTATAAACTCTTTATACTTTAATAAAGAATCACTGCGTTTATTCACCTCATAACGCTTATTACCATGTCTAATAATAATTCCCTCGTACCCAGCTTCTACAAACTCTATAAATTTAAGCATTATCTCTTCTTCACTAAATACAGTTGTCGTAGGCACTATTTCTATATTATTTTTAGTCGCTATTAACTCGAATAAGTCGTTAAATCTGTCTACAAATGGTTTATCACTAATCATATCATATACATGATATTTAACAGTTACACTATCATTCCTGTGTTTTTTAATTAATCGCATATTCTCCTGGAACGATAGCCCATGAGCATATAATTCCCCATCAATATATGGCAAAATTCCAGTTAATTCTGTTGCTATATGCGGTAATGTGGTTATAGGTGTATTTTTCCTAGATAACATTACTTTATTATTAGCAATACACCGCATACCATCTAATTTTGGTTGTACAAAACATGGATAATTAATTTTATGCTTATGGTCTTTAAATTGTTTAGCTAACATAGGTAAAATAATACTTGAATCACTAGCTTCTTCTTCAGTTAAGAAATATCCCTCTTTTAGCTTTTTCGCTTTTATGCTAGCTAATTCTAATAAAGCTTGTTCACTACCAGTAGTTTCATTATTTTTCCCGATATTTTTAGGTGTACAAGTTCTAATTGTCTCCGTTAATTTACCGTGTAATATACCACTAGTCATTAATAAGTTATTAGCGTTTGTAGTTAAGATTAATGTTCTAATTTTACCTTTAGTATCTTTTTTATATAATTGTGTTCTCATAATGATTATTTGATTTACACACCGCTATTACCCGAAATCCGCACCTTCTTGTAATAATACAGGTGGCTGACCAATAGCTTTAGTTTCATTTTTATAAATTTTGTCCCAGAAAAAAGAAAATCCAAGTTCTCTCGCATAAGTTGTTATTAATACCTTTTTGTTCCGTAAATGTGGTGAAGATGACCCTACTAGATGGTCTCCTCCACCTTCAAAACTTATGTATGTATTATTTTTTTCCCTATAAAGAAACCCTACTGCTTCAGCATTAGCTAGGATAATTCTACCTAGTTTACCAGATAAGTCTAATTGATGTTTATTCATTACATCATCTTCATCTAGCGTTTTGTCTTTGGTATGTCCTATAAGTATTAGGTATTTAAAATATTTTTTAAGTTCATTTATAATATTTTTATATACCATTCTAATATAAAAATATCCTCCACCATTAGGTAATTCTCGAATATCGGCGTCTAAATATTCACCAGTTTGTTTATTCTTTTTATAATTTTTACCCATAGATGTAGACCTGTATTTAGTTAAAGCCAAGCTTAAACATAAATGTTCCAAATCTGTTGCTGTATCTATAATTCCAAAAGTATAAGCATAAGGTTTTTTATCCGATATAGCTTCTCTAAGTAATAATATTAATTCTTTTAAATCTTTTGGTGTATTAATTGTTACAGCTTTAGTTGCTACATATTGTTTAGAGTTATCTAAGTCAATATGTAAAGCGTCTTCTAATCCTTGTATAGCTGTAGTTTTACCTGATTTCGGCTTTCCAGTTATAACAAGAAATTTAGGATTAGCTTCTTTAATCATGTTTCGTTTTTTTGGTAATTTCATATTATAACAATATGTTCGTTTATGTTGTTTATTTTATTAATCCCCTTTACATGAATATCAGTAAAAGCTTTATTATTTGAAATAAAGGCATCAAATAATTTATACCTAGTGTGTAATTTTTTAATGTTCGCTATTTTAATATTTATATTATCTATAACAGCTATTCTAGGTGTGGTCATATTTAGTTTATACACAGCTAAATTACCATGCTCTTTATGTATTTGTATTAGATTGGTTATTAAATCTTCTAATGTTCCCATATAGTTGATATTACTGGTTCTGCTGTCATAGGTATTATATCACAAAATACTTTTCCAGCTTTTTCCATTGAATATTTTATTATATCATTTACTAACTCACTATACTCTGGACTTGTTTCTATTAAAATTTCATCATGTATTTGAGCTATTAACATCGCTTCTGTAAATAAGTTATTTTTTATTAGCTCTTTTCTTGCTATATATAAAGCTGCTTTAGTCATATCTCCAGCTGTACCCTGTGTAGGAGTATTCATTGCTAGTCGTTTATACAGCGAAAATAACTTAATAAACGCATACAGGGTATTCTTATTTACTTTATATTTAAAGGTATTTATTTTGTTCCCTTCTAGTAAGTTATTTTTTAAATCTTTTACTAATATAGTACCTATTTTTGTCGTTAGTGTTTGTTCATATACTTTATATTTGCTGTAATTTGGTAATTTTCTTTTTCTGTGCGTGATATTATTAATCATAATATAACCTCGCTCTATAGATATTTCAGCTATATCTCTAAAATATTTTTTTTTAACAGGGAAAGAATTAATGGCAGCATTGTATAATTTTTCAGCTTCAACTAATTTAATATCAAACGATGTAGCTATAGTTTTTGTACTACCACCATAGTCTAATTTAAAATTTAATGTTTTTGCCATACTTCGTTTTTTTTGTTTAAATTGTTCAGAGTACCCTGGATCATTTTTAGAAATAGTTTGTGGTACACCTTCTATCAATTCAAACATAATATTAGCTAATAAAGAGTGTAAATCACCGTCCCCATGTAAAAAGAAATCTATTAATTTTGGGTCTTTACATTTATTAGCTGTGATACGTAATTCTTGTCCTGAATAATCACAATTAATTATTTTATTATTATTTGCTGGTGTAAAACATTGCCTAACTTCTTTATCTGATGGTATATTTTGAATATTTGGTTTAAAACTACTAGTTCTACCAGTGGAGACTATTTGATTAAATGACGTATATAATCTACCATTATACACATGTTTATTTATAAAAGCCTTACCGTAAGTACCCACAGCTTTAGTATATTTTCTAAACTCTAGTAATATTTTTATTATTGGGTGTAAGTCAATATTAGCCATTAAAACGTTTTTTCCAACACTTTCTTTTTTTGTAGCTTTATCTATCAAATCTATATTTTTAATACGTCTTAAAAGAGCTAATACTTGCTTATTACTATTATAATTTATAGTTATTCCAAATAATCCTAACTCATCATTTTTATACAATTTAGTTTTTTCAACTATTATATTTAATTTATTAAATGCTTCTAATTGTTTATTTTTAAAAACAGTCTCTAAGTTTAACCATTTTTGTACATCTATTGGCATACCATTATACTCCATATCCCCTAATGCTAGAGATACTTGTGCTTCAAATGTGGCTAAATTAAAAATGTTATTTGTAATTGTAAACTTATTACGAAATCCATTTTTTTGTAAATCTATATCTTGTTTAATTAAAACTTCTAATGGAGCTATTATATCTTGTACACCATATAAGATATGTTGTAATTTATAAGGAGCACTTCCTATAGATAAAAACATTTTAGTAGTTTCTTTATCTAAAGCTATATTAAAATAATCATAATATACCCCAGCCATAGAAAATTTACTAAAGCCATGTTTCTTTCTATAAATAGAATTTTTAGCCGTATCAGTTTCTCCACTATCTAGTATTTTACTATTTAGCAAAATATCCTCTGCTATATCTAATGTAATATTATATTGTTTTAACATGTTATAATCAAATTTTAAATTAGCCCCATAAAATTTATAATTTGAAAGTAACGTTTTTAATCTTGTTATATTATAAAGTCTAGTATCTATTACTATTTGATTATTAATGTTACCTAATTGTAACATTATTACTTTATCCTTGTGTGGAGATAAACCTGTAGTTTCTGTGTCTAATATTACTGGTGTATTTTCTAATAGTATATTTTTTATAATATCAAACACGTAAAAATTATTTACATATTTTATTGTGTATTCTTTGTTTAAAATAGTTACTTGTTTATCAGGATATATATTCATATCCCCTACATAACAATATATCATACCTAATTGAATAAAAAACCAAAGAGTATCATTAGAAGTACATAATCTATTTACGCACAAATAATAACACTCTTTGGTTATTAATTATCTTACTTTAGTAAGTACTAATCCTGTGGTATCTTTACCAGTAAGGATTATTTTTATTAATTTTGCTTTATCCGCTGTGTCTGTTATAACTTCATCATTTAAAGTTATTTTGTACTCCTGTCCCTCGCTACTATTAATTGCAGCTAATAATAATAACAAAGCTTTATATAAATCTATTATTATAGTATCGTCAGTTATTCCTTTAAGGAGTATATTTGATACTAACGTAATTGTTTGCTCAATATTATTATTTATAAAAGCCATTGCTGCTTCTAACAGTGAATTTTGTAGAATTATATGTTTAATTCTCGCAAAATTGTTTACACCAAATTTAAAATTTTTAGCTCTGCATGAACTTGTTGTTTCTATCAAAGCTCTAATCGTTTCTATTTGGGTACTTATAGCAACATCTGTTAATTCAGTTACTAGCGTAATAATAGTTTCATTAACTTTATTATTTTCCATTATTGTACATTTAATTTTTTATATTCTTTATCTAATTCTACTATTTCTTCCCAATAAGGTTTGGAAGAATTTTTTACTATATCATAGTATTTATCCCCTTTTTTAATATTAGAACGATTTAATTTAGCATATCGTTGTGCCAAATACATTCCAGAAGTATTTGGCTTTAGTGCTGGTCGTACTTTTATAACTGGTTTATTTAATATAGACACAGTTGGTTGTTTTATACTAGTTTCTGTTGTATCTACTGGAATTAAAAATCTAGGGGCATTACCTGATAAATTAGTACTAATTATTTGTATAGTACTTTCTATAATTTCTTTGCTAATTTTGATTTTATCTTTGCATAATTTAATATTATGTAGAATACTTCTGTATTTACTAGTATTAGTTTCATTTTTACGTTCTAGTTTTACTTTTCTACGTTGTTCTAAACGTAATTGATTAGTATAATAAACTAATTCACTAGCGTTATTTTTTATGAATACTTTTTTTAAATCCATAATTTTTACTTTAATTATTTAATTACTCAAAAAATTACACACCATAGCCTTCTTCTACATAATGTAACCAGAGAGTGCCCTTTCTTCTGCTACAGTGTGCTTAATATTATTTAGCAGCGTTCATTTTCTCTAAAACAATATTAACCTTTACTTTATTACTAAGGCTGATTTTAGCTCTAGTAATAATATTAATGTCGTCAGATAATGCTTTAGCATAAAGTTTTGCTACTAATTGTTTTTTACTTTTTATTTTCACAGCTTATTAAAAATTTCTTTTATTAAGTATTTTGTTAATTTTTTATAAAATGATACTATATTGCCGTCCTTATAAAAACAGTTATATACTGCCTCTAATTCTATTTACAGCATTAATTATATGCTATATGTTATATTAAATACTAATCACTCAAGACGTTGTCTCCTGGGTGTAGTACTTCAATAAAAAGCTTTTATAATTTCTACTATTTTTTCTGTTTTTGCAATAGTTACATTATATAGTGTTATAATTATTTCCATACTTTTATTTTTTCTTGCGGGTATAGTGTACAAATAGTTAAATAATCAGTTGCTGCTTGTAATAAATTAGCATATTCTCCCCACTTATTAGCAGGATTAAATTGTTTATAGTATTCTGGATTATTTTGTAATTTTAAAATACCTTTAGTTAAATAAGGTATTAATTCTTTGCATTTAGTAATGCCCAATTCTTCTGGTCTCCACATACACTTATACAACCCGACTTCCATAGCCATTTTATTTAAGTTATGTGTTATATTGACTTCAAATAGAGTTTCTTCTACTAATTGAAGCTTTTTTCTTGTTATTCTTATATCTAAACTCATATTTAATAATTTAAGTCTCCAAATATATTAGTATTGCCACTAGTTTTACAAAAATCACATATAATTATTCTTTGATTTTTAGTTATTATAACTTGTCCACAATTAGGACATGTAACTATATTATATCCTAAAGCTTGTAACTCTTTTTGTAACAATAGTTGCTTACTTTTAGATTTATGCCTATACATAGCTTTTAAACTTGCATTAGTTGTAGTGAGAATGAAGTCTAATATAGCCCCTAGTATGTGTGAATCATTAAGTATATTCTCTATATCCCAATCACTTGAATTTGGGGCATTTGAATAATTAGATATAAATCCGTCGCAACTAGTATAATTATTTTTTAAATAGATACTCCATTTATCTTTAAATTTATTCACTATATTTTTAATAGAAGTAATATTAGTATTTGTTAATATTATTTCTACGTCTATAATATCATTTCTAAAGTTATACTCTCTAGGTGAGCTAACTTGCTCAAATATTATTTCATGTACAAATTTTCTTAATCTATTAGCTACATAATCTGTTATATGATATGCTGCTATTTCGTTATCTTCAATGAAGTTCTCTTTAATCTTTTTTTCAAAAATTGTTCCGTAGAATCCTGGAAACATTGGTAACCACGTTTGTATTTTATATGTCTTCATTTATTGTGTTATTATGTAAATATATACTAGAGTAGATTCTAAATTTACCGTCTATAAATATAATTGTTATTAGACAGTTATTAGTTGCTATATATTCTGCTGCTGTGCAGTTAGTCCCATAATAATTATCTGTATGCCATGGTGTATATAAAGTGAATTTAGTTGTATCCCGCCATTCATTAATAATCATTACAGTTGTATAACTTTCATTAAAAACAAAAGTAGTTGTATTACATAATATTCCTAAATTACTATTTAATTTAGGGATATTCAATCCTAAATTATATTGGGCAATAACAGCCCCATGTAATAACATTATAATTATTATTATTTGTATTAACTTTTTCATAGTAGTTCTATTAAAAATTTATATTTGAAATTTGTACCAGTATAACATACGATAGTTATTAATATTAATAATATTATCACCTCCAACTACTTCTTTCTCAACTAGTTATGTTGATATTCTAATAGCGGTGAACTGGTTTAGTAATTGACATTTTGAAAATGTCAATTATTTTGTATACCTTTGCAGAATCATTGTTAATAGGAAAAGGCTTTAGTGAGCAGAGCGAGCAGTTTTAGATGTGATCACTAAGCTACCAATTAATAATACTTGCCCTAATCTTTATTATCAATAATATATGTTTCTAATTTTGATATAATTTCTCCACCATATTGATTTTTAGTAGCTGATATAAATTCTGCTATGGTAAACTTATCATTTTTTAAATCAATATTGTTTTCTGCTATAAATGCATTTCTACCAATCTCACAAGAATTTGTTAATATGTGATGCCATGTATAAAGTATTTCAGCTTTATATTTATCCGTATTATTAAATTTATCCACAAATTCAATAATACGCTCTCTAACTGATAATCTATCAAAAATTTTGATATTTAAAGCTTCTATAGCTTTTTGTATAGACTCCCCATGAGCAAATAGATTATCTTGTTTAGCTATATAACATTTCGTTATTGTTAAATCATTATTTACTATAGCTCCATAAGCAATATTTTTCTTAATATTGTATATAATAGTTTTGATTTTATCTATTAAATATATTCTATTACCATCTAAATTTATAATTTTATTGCTATTATCATAACCATAACCATTACCATAACCATAACCATCACCAGTACCATAACCAATACCATAACCATCACCAGTACCAGAACCATCACCAGTACCAGCACCATAACCAATACCAGCACTATAACCAATACCATCACCAGTACCATAACCAATACCATCACCATCACCATCACCATAACCATCACCAGTACCATAACCATAACCAATATCATCACCATCACCATAATCATCACCATCACCATAACCATAATCATCACCATAACCATAACCAATATTATCACCATCACCATAACCATAACCAATATTATCATAACTATAATTATAAGTAATATTCGCTGCCCACTTATTGTAATCTATATTGTCCATACGGGTACATTTTTTAAATTAATTATTGCTTTTTTATTACAAGGAATTATCTGAATCAATTGTGTTATTACTATAGTTTCATGTGGTTTTGTAAATTTACATTCCTCTGGTCGAGAGACTCCAGCATTTGCTAAATTTTCTACTGTGTATGCTCCAGCCCAATAATACAATTTTCTAGCATCTGTTAAGTTTATAGTAGTGCCAGATATTGTTTCTTCTACATTTAATAATTTACCGAAAAATACGCCAGCGTTGTTACATCTAGCGATTACATATTTATTTAATAATTTATCATACATAATTTTACTTTTTATTAGTTTTTATTTATTAGTTTCTATTTATTAGTTTCTATTTATTAGTTTTTAAATTAAATAATAAAAGCGAAAAGCTAATTATAGTAGAGTTACCTAAATAATTCCAGATTATTCGGACAATCACTTGTCTATTTCATAATGCTTAACTCGTAGTGTCTAAAGTAGGAATAATTTACTTATCTCAACTACAAGACTACATACATTACCATAGGGTTTACTACTAAGCACCATATTCATAATATACTTGTTTAATAATTAACTTTTAACACGTCTGTTATTTTATCACTTTATTTCAGCACCTTTATTACTAAAGATTAAAGTATGTAATGTATTGTCTACAGTAACGGGAATTGCCTCATTTATATACACTTCTTGGATTGTTGCTTTCATAAGCTATCATGTTAATTCATGCTTCCTATATTACCTAACAGGATTTTACATACTCCAAGCTACACCATTAAGGTGATAACTTATACCGAGAACTTATTACCATAATATAGTAGGTTTACTGATTTTCTCCCGCTGTGATTTGAAACATATATTCAACAACATTAACATTATATTCAATATATTTATAATTTACTATAGCTACTACTTTTAGTGGCTCAATGTATTCTTTGTCGTCTCCCTTAAATCTATTTTCAGTAATAATTATTACTGCAACTAATTTTATTTGGTCTTTTATTTTACTTATACTTATTGCTATAGCAAAGTAATTGCCATTTACCCCTATTTGATAAATTTTGTTAATAACCTCATAGTGTCAAGATTCATTATAAAGGATAATAGCATGATTCTATTGCCCTTTAGGTTATGACTAATTTATAATAGTTAAATATATTTGATAAAATACTTTATAGTATTCTTTATTTGTATAATAACCTACATTATATAATTCTTTAAAGAATGTGAGTGGGGAAGCTGTTGTATGTATTGTTAGATAACGGTCAGATTCCCATAACTGTAGTAAGGTTGAAATAGCATTATCCACTGTAGTATAACTTTGAAAACTACATACTACTTCATAACGTTGTCCTCCGTAATACTCCACTGTAGGTGTTCTAATACCCATTCCTTTAATACCAAATGGATTATTTCGCTGCCACAAATTATTAGCAAAAGGTGCTCCATGTGAAGTACTTGATTCTGATACGGCAATTGTAGTTATTACTGAAGCTAATTGCCTATAGTTTAAACTATAGGTGTTAGCTAAGGTTTTAAATTCTTTATTTGCTAGCACTAATTTCCTAAATAACATACCTACTTGTTTGCGGTCTTTATATGTCCAAGTAGATGTTTTTAATATAATCGTTGTTTTAGTTGTTACTATATTATCTGTCTTTAGTATAGATAATATAGTTGACGTGTTATACTTTATAGGTGTTTTTTTAGTACTATTATTACTATGTTGGTGTAGTAATAAGGCTAACGATAACATTAGTAATGTTTTTTTCATATAGAAAGTTTAGTTAATATTGGTGCAAATATAAGTTGTTTCGGTGGTTGTTAGTTATTGGTTGGAAAAGCTATTGTTGGTTGGTGTTTTTAAGTGGGTAATAGTTGATGGTTATGTTGCGGTAGGGGTATAGCCTCCGAATTAAGTTCCCGCCCATCACATAATACCTATTTTAATCACCCACTTCTTACTAAGATACATTTCAAAACTAAATTTATTTATAATATATAGCTGTATTGTGTTTTTATTTTTGCGGTCTTTACAGCTTACGCTCCTCGAAGGCTAATCGGTATCACCTCGAAGGCTAATCGGTTACAAATCAGTGCTCCTCTGATAATACTGGTTTATACCTTGTATGGTATAACTATTGTCTGAAAACACCTATAAACCATGGTGCAGCCAGAAATTTTTATAAAAGACACTAGCTAGTAGTTAGTGTCTTTTATAATTCCCTATATATTACAAGAATAATAATGCATAGGAGTATTTCCCTCTTCGTGCTGTGCTACTAACTTTTAGGACTAATGTCCTCGAAGTAGTAGTTTCAATTGTCAGTCCATCTAAATTGCCTGACAATATTATACCGTCCACGCTCATTGTAGTGTTTTCATCACCGCTAAATTGTATACGGTATTCCTTGTTAGCATTAAGTTGCAATGTTATCGTAGTAACATCGTTTCTTTTAACAATTCCAGAGAACCCTGTTAGCCAGATTCCTCTCCCTAAACTGCTAGCAACTGCATACTCGTCTAATTGTGCTGATGCACTTAGAGTAGTAATAATTGCCACTGCTAATAAAAATATATATTTATTCATTTGCTACATCGCTAGTAATGAACTAGTTTAATCCTACGATTACGATGTAGTTGATACTTATACCTGTATATTATAGACTTGTTCGTATGTTTCAGGTTGTACACGTATAAGTATTATTATAATTATACCGTCAATCTCCAGTACAGGGATAAACAAGTTCGGCATATTTAAACTTCTGCTCTATTAATACATAGTTAATAGTAATACGCAGTTTAATATAGCGAGTGTAAAATACACCCCCACTCACGTTATTTATACTCCTGTGAGTTGGGGGGGGGGTAGAAAAACTTAACGGATAACTTCTAAGTCTTTTCCTTTTATTAATTTACCAGCAAATTTGCTGACTAATTCTTCTTGTTTAGCCCATATAGAGCTAAGTCTTTTTTCGCTGCCTCCCATAGATGACAACATTTCTTCCACGTCTTGTAGAGTTTTAAGTGCTGTAGCAGCACTTTTCGGTAGTCTTGCAGCTGAGAAACTGCTTTCGTTATAATTCATATTTATTTGAGTGAACTCGTATACTCCAGTTTTTTCACTGGAATTATACTCTTCGCCTGCGATTCTAGCCTCAACAACTAGAGATATAGCACGTCCTTTTTCAAGTTTTATACCTCTATGTGAGATATATGATTTATTCAAAATTACAGAAAATCCATTAGGGTAATCTGTACTTGTTTGAAGCGAGTCTCCCCAACCAAAATATTCTCTTCCATTAACTTCAATCGAGGAAATGGATTTACTATTCCCTGTAATGTTAGCTGCCCCGATAAAGTCATCTAGCATTTTATAAACATTGCCTTTGCAGGTAACGTTTATTTTTATACCAGATGTATCTCTTCCTGTTTCAGGGTCGATATATTCTGGGAGTGGGAATACGTTGGAGATAACTCCGAGTAAAACTATTGATGACGATAATTTGTCATTATTTTTTATAGAAGTTAATTCTTCTACATATTTTGAATACTCTTCAGTATTCAAGATAGCTTTCATTGACTCTAGGTGAGTCGCTTTGTTTTCAACGCTTAAAGTATTAAAAACTTCTACTGTTATTTTTTCTGCTAGTTCTGGCATCTTTATTGGATTTTATGGTGAGTAATAACTCACCTGATTAAAAAATAGAATCGACTCTTTTTGCTACGACAAATGTAGCCCAGGTAGCCCTTTGCCTGTTATTTTACAATACCCAAAAGAAATATATGTAGACAACATATATTTAACATTAAACATGTAACTATTAAGTACAACTATAAACTAACAACAAAATTGTTGTATGATTTATACTGCACCGTTTTCTCAGACAAATTAACTTGGCTAAGTAATTACACAATTTAATGGCGAGGGTACTGTATCGCAAAATTTAGTAACGGTATACCACTAGGGTACTCACACTATACACACACGCATAAAAAATAAATACTTGCTAAAATTAAAAAAAATTTTTTTATACAGTGAAAACTATTATCTTTACAACAATATAAATGAACAATTAATTATGCAAACACTTAAACAAGCAACTAAGACTACAACAGGCTTAGAATACAATGATAAACTCCATAAGTACTACTATAAAGGAAAGGAGTTAATATCAGTTACTACGTTACTAAAAGAATACGTAAAAGACTTTAATCCATTGTACCCAAGTATAAATGTTGCTAAAAAGAATAAAAAATTAAATATGCCTAATATAGATGCAGCTACTATACGGAAGATGTGGAGACTGCATGCTACTAGACAACGTTGTATAGGAACAGCTACCCACACCTTTTTAGAACATTATGTATTAGATAATACTATAACACCAATTACTCCCTATGAAATAGCAGGAGTTAAAGCTATACAAGCTATAAGTAAGAATTGGGACATTCTCTCTACAGAGAAACGTGTTTATTCATTAGAATATGGTATAGCTGGGACATTAGACGTAGAAATAAGACATAAAATAACCAGGCAACTAGGTATTGTTGATTGGAAAGTATCAACTAACTTAGATAAGGCTTATGGGAAGTTACTAAGAGAATTTAAACATTATAAAGCTAGTAAACATAACCAATATGTGATACAACTTAATATGTATGCTGTATTAGAAAATAAAGATATACCCAGTAATAATTTATTTATAGTACAACTGAGACCCGATAGTACATTTGAGGCAAGAAAAGCATTAATAGATAATAAGTGTATACGTACTGAAGTAACTAATGTATTAAAAAACCATAAATATCAAACTTCTAAACTTTTAGATATATGATACCAATAATGGATATAGCTACTATATTAGATGATGCTGAATATATACATAGAATATATAATAAACAACTAGCAGTTATGCAAGAACCTACAGGATATTCTATAGTAGGAATTATATATGCATCATCTATGTTACCTAGAGGTGCAAGAATTATAAAATTATTCTTATAATGGACTCGCAACTAATAAAAACAGTATTAGAGAAGATAGCTGTTGAAGAAGGTATAGATTATAGTATAGTCAGGAATATAATGCTAGCCGAGTTTTCAGCTGTTAGACATGAACTTACGAAAGATATTGATATATTGGAGGATAAACAAATTCGTCTAGCTATGTTAGGAACATTTAAAATACATAAACTAGGTATAAAAAGATATTATAAACAATTAGAAAGGGAGAAAAATGGATAATTTATTTGAAATAAACACAAAAAATATGATGGTAACAATAGCACCACAAGCATTACTAATGAAACCATTTGAGCTTATTTGGGATAGAGATAAAACTAAAACTAAGAAAACTGCACTAAAGGAATTAACTTTTGTGTGGGGTATGGCATCTAAATCAAATAATAATATATGGAAGGAGTATAGAGATGAACATACTAGAGCTATATTAATAAAAGGGGATTTATTTGGCAAAACCTCTAACTGGAAGCCATCAACAGATATATTAAAAGCAATAGATTTTTATAAAAGTCGTGAACCTATGACCCCTATGGATTTTTTATTAGAAGGAGCAGAAACTGCTATGATTAATTTAGGAAAACATTTGACTAATATTGATTACGATGAACGTAATGAAAATACAGGGGCTTTATTGCAAGACCCTAAAAAAATACACTCTATAATACAAGGTATGGGGAAAACAGTTGAAGATTATGAACGACTAAAAGAAATGATAGCTAAGGGAAAAACTAAACAAACTACAGTACGTGGGGGCGGCGAAATTGGTAGCTTTGAGGGTGCTGATAGTTTAAATGAATTTATATAGTATGAACAAGAAATTAAAACAACGTTATAGTCGAATATATGGAATAGAATTAGAGTTGGTAGAAAAAGTGTATACAATAGCAAGAAAATACGATATTCACATATATGATGCCCTTACACTAATAAATCGCCACTCATACGCTATAGAAGCTAACGTAAATAAGTATACTTATGTAGAAAAGCTATCAAATTGGTATAGGGGCAAAAGATTATTAGTTAATACTAGTGCATATATACAAGCGGCTACTAACTACTCGAAAACAGGGAAATACACAAACGCTATAAAAAATAATCACCCAAGTAGCGAATATATGAAATTCTGGACAGAGGAAGCTAGAAGATGCATATATGGTTATCATATAGGCACAGATTGGATACCTGGGTATTTTTACTTTTATCTCAATTATTCTCCAATAGAACTTGTAGTAGTAACTGATGATAGTGCTAAAGGTAATAAAGTAAGAGCAGAGAGGCAAACTGCTCTACCCGCGTTTTGGGACGGTGATTATTATTATTTTCATTACTTAGAGGAATGTGAAAGAACTGGTATGTCAGCCTCGGTACTCAAAGCTAGGGGGAGAGGGTATAGCTGGAAGGGAGCTTCCATGTTAGATAGAAATTTTTATCTAATACCTAAAAGTAAATCAATAGTGTATGCTAGTAGCAAAGAATATTTATCTGGTAATGATGGGATACTCACTAAAGCTTGGTCTATAATGCACCACATAGATACTAATACTGCATGGTCTAAACGTAGGCAAGTAAAAAATACTGATACACACAAAAGAGCTAGTTTACAGAAAACTGTAAACAATGTGAAAGTTGAGTATGGTTTTATGTCAGAAATATCTGGTGTTACTTTAGGAGACAATGTACATAAATTACGTGGTAAGAGGAGTAAATTAATACTATTTGAAGAAGCTGGGTCATTTAAAAATCTTATAACAGCATGGATAGTATCTAAGCCGTCTATAGAACAAGATGGTGCAGTATTTGGGTTGAGAATACCATTTGGTACTGGTGGTGAAGAAGGTAATGTATTTACTGGGTTGAAGGAACTATTTTATAAACCATTAGTACACGGCATTTGTGGAATACCAAATTTGTGGAGTAAAAATTCGACACATATTAGAGTTGGCTGGTTTGTTCCTACATATATCAATATGTACGGATATTATGACAAAGATGGTAATAGCGATATAATTAAAGCTAAAGCATTTGTAGAACAGCAAAGGCAAGAAGCTATAGAAGCTAAAATGACCCCAAGCGATTATCAAAAGATGAAAGCTGAAAACCCAATAATACCAGAAGATGCTGTATTACGAGCAATAGCTAGCCCATTTCCAGTAGAGCTTTTAACAGACCATTTAGGTAAATTAGAAACTGACACAGCTTATAGAGGAACAACTAGTGTGGGACAATTGTTAGAAACACCAGCAGGTGATATTTATTGGAAAGAGGATTTAAAGAATACAATTTCAATAATAGGTACTGACGATATTAATGAATATAACCGAGTAGGTGGAATAGAAATATTTAATCACCCACCAAATAAGAAACCGCCTAATTATGCTTATATAATTGGAGTAGACCCAATTGACTTTGATATGAATGAAGTTGGTAAAAAATATTCCTTAGGGAGTACATTTGTGTTAAACACGTTTACTGAACAAATAGTAGCTGAATATACAGGTAGACCAGATAGTGCAGATACTTATTATGAGAATGTACGTAGGCTTGGTATTTATTATAATGCTAAAATAATGTATGAAAATAATATTAAAGGTATGTTTACTTATTTTAAGAATAAATATTGTGAGCACATGTTAGCTTCTAAACCAACTATCTTACAAGATAGTGTAACTAATATGAGTATGGGGAATAGAAAATTCGGATTTACTGCTACAAGTAATCAACACAGCTCTATTCTTAAATATGGTAGACAAGAAATTAAAAAGTGGTTAGAAAAATATATTGATGATGAGAATAGTATTAGAATATTGCACTCTATTAAAAGTACTGGTTTACTTAAAGAACTAATAGAATGGCACTATGATGGGAATTTTGATAGGGTAAGTGCATTAATAGCATTAATGATATATTTGCAAGATACAACTAGATTACGTAAAAGTATAAAAGATAGTGTTATAGATATTAAAAAACAATCATTTTGGACTAAACCTTTTGCACAATAGCTAATTTATGCACACCTTATATATATAGTAAGATATAATATATTTGTAATATGAATAAATTTAAACATGTAGGCAGTACTAAGCTTAAAACTAAAAAAACCATAATAGATTATGTTACTACATTAGAAACAGCAAGTACTACTGATATTTATACCAAGCGAAAAACAATTAAACAACGTAATGAAAATTACAATTTGGTTGTTGGAATCTTAGACAATGAGGCTTTAAAGAAAGCATTTAACCCTATGAATTTAGAAGGTGAGAATATTACTATACCTACTGGAGATGAGGTTATTCCTGTTATACACCCGAGTATTAATGCTTTGATTGGCGAAGCTTATGACAGACCTTTTGAATTTAGAGCTTATTTGACTAACCCTAGTGATATATCAACTAAAGAGGAAGAATTAAAATTACAACTTGATAATAAATTAAAAATATTAGTTAAAAACTCCGCTGTACAGGGAGAAGCATTAAAATTAGCATTAAATAAATTAAAATATTGGGCAACGTACACATTCCAAGATGTGAGAGAACGTACAGCTAATCATAAATTAAAAGATTTAGTATTAGACCAAGATTTAATTAAAGTATTTAAAGATGGATTTAAAGATGTTATTGCTGTTAATGAGGAGCAATACCATATTGGTTTATATAATGGTAATGTTACTATTGAGAAAATAGAACCTAATGAGTTAGATGTTTATCAATTAGGGCAGTCTAATAAAATTGAAGATGCAGGTATTCTAGTTTGGACTAGATATAGGTCTGCTAATAAAATTTTAGAGATGTATTATGATAAATTAACTAAATCTGATATAGAGTACTTAATGGGGGATAAAACATCTTCTGATAATATTTTAGATAATTCATCTATAAAATCAGCTCCGATGGCAGCTGTTGACGAGCAAGAAATTGCTTACTTATCTGTTGATATAGAAAATAATACTATTAATAGTGATGATAATGTTTCACACAGAGCTGATGGAACATTTAGAGTACGAACAGTTTATTTTAGAACAACTAGGTTAGTTAAAGAAGTAACTGGATTAAATGAAAAAACTGGTATAGAAGAAACAAGATTAGAAGATGAGGCATATACAATTACAACAAAAGAAAAAAGTGTTAATAGGTATATTAATGAATGGTATGAAGCTACTAGTATATCTAAAGATATATGGATTAACGTTCAACCTTGTCCAGTACAAGCAACTGATTTGAATAATTTAAGTATGAATAAGCCTCCTATTGTCGGTACTATATATTCTTATGGTAGTAGGATAGGAAAATCTATAGTAGATATATTAAAACCAATCCAATATGAATGGACTATTTTTAGTAAAAAATTATCTTTGCTGTGGGCTAGGAACTGGGGGAAATTAGTAAAAATTGACGTTAGTAGAATACCTAAAGAGTTTTCATTGGACTTATTTATGAACTGGATTACCTCGTACGGCATTATAGTAGAAAACCCTTTTGAAGAGGGTAATAGAGGTGTAGCTGCTGGGTCTATGCGTGAAAGTGTAGGGGCAGTTGATGTAGGGTTAGGCAATGAAATTCAAGCAGCATTAGGGCATTTAATGTATCTAAAAGAACTAGCTGATGAGACTGTTGGTATTACTAGACAGCGTAGAGGTGAATTGATGGCTTCTGATGGATTAGGTACAACACAAGAAGCTATTACTAGGAGTAATAAAATGACGGAAGAGCTATTTCAAGAGCATGATGCTGTTAGGCGTAGAGTATTAGAATTAGCGTTAGAGTATATAAAATTAGCCCTTAGAAATAAGACAGATAAAAAAGCTCAATATATATTAGATGATATGGCTACAGTTATATATGATACAGAAGGAGCAGGATTTACTGAAACTTCATTTGGTATTAGATTAACTAACAGTACTAAAAGGTTACAACTAGAAGCTATATTCCAACAATTATCACATGCAGCTATGCAAAATGGTACTATTACTATTAGTCAAATAATGGAATTATATACTACAGATAGTATGCGTGAAAAGATTAATTTGTTAAAAACAAAAGAAGAAGAAATTAGGATTCAGAAGCAAGAGGCGGAAAAAAGACAACAAGAGATGCAACAAAAAATGCAAGAAGCACAATTAAAGGATAATGAAGCAGCTAGACAAATTAAATTAGAAGAAGCTAAGATTAAAGCTGAAGCTACTATAGAGGTGGCACGTATAAATGCAGAAGCTAGAATAACAGATGCTAGCATAGGAGCTAATATTTCAGAAAATAAAGAAGTAAATAATAGTATGCAACAAGCACAAGTTAATATGCAAAGACAACAAGAACATGCAGATAACTTGGCTATTAAGCAACAAAAATTAGCTAAATAATAATAATAAATAACCACAAATTATGGCAGGAGAAATTTCAGTATCTATTAATGATGATACAGGAAGTATAACTACAGAAAATGTTACTACTTCAACAACACCGCAGACAGGAGAGAATTTAGAATTAGCTAATGATAAAACTGGGGAAACAAAATCCGCCCCAGAGAAACTTGAAGTAAGTTTACCAGATAAAGAAAATGCATCTAATAATACCGGAGGCGATAACGAAATTAGTAAAAATAATTCTAATGATAATGTAGAAAAAAAAACAGACCAAGATTATGATGCAGCCGAGATATATAAGTATTTAGCAGATACTAATGTATTACCTATGATTGCTGTGGATAAAAATTTTGATTTTGAGGATTTAAGTACAGCTATTGAAACTAGAATTAATGACACAATAATTAGTAGAGAAAAACAATTTTTAGAAACTATGCCTAAAAAAGCAGCTGATTTATTTAGTCATTTACGTGCTGGTGGTGAGGTAAGTGATTTTCAAGCTGTACATAGTAATAGTTATAGCAATATACCAAAACAATCATTAAAAGATGATACAGATTTACAAAATAGTATTATAACTGACTATTATAAAAAAACTACTAGTTGGGACGAAAAAAGTATTAAAACTGCTATAGATAGAATGAATACAGCAGGGAGTACCGAAAAGGAGTCAACTGCTATGTTAAAATTTTTACAGGATATAGAATTAGAAAATCAACGTGATTTAGCATATAATACTAAACAACAACAATTACAAATAGAGCAGCAACATAAAGAATTAATTAATAATGTTACTAATACTGTATTAAATACTAGAGACTTTTTAAATATCCCTTTAAATATGGGGACTAAAAATAGGATATTAGATAATGTTATTAACGATGTTACTAGAAATAAATTAAATAGTAACTTCGAGAAATATAGAGTGCAGTTATCAATGTTAGATGAGTTTGGCTTCTTTGATAACCCTTCTAAATTTTTACAAAACTTAGGGGTAGAACAAAAACAAAATGATGGTAATAAAAAACAATCTTATAATATGAAGAGAAGACCATCTATAATTACAAAAGGTAAAGTACGTAATTTAGATAAATTATTTGCTGACCCTTTTAAATATTAATAGTTAAATATAAATTAAAAATCAATTTACAATGAGTGATTACAAATTATTACCATTCCAACTAACAACTGCGAAAAGTTGGTCTGGGCTTACTAAAGAAGAACATTTCACTAATGTATTTGGGCAAGACCCAATTTATATTGATAAAACAGTAACAATGTTGCATCATGTAAACGAAGGTGGTAATTTACTACGCTACTTAGACCAGTTCCCAACAGTTGAAATAGATGAAGATAGACCTTATAGATGGAAATTAGCTGGTAGAACTAGAAGAAAAATATCATTACTTAGAGCGTGGGAAGATTTAGCTGGTACTGTTCCTGTTGGAACTACTAATGCTAGACCTGGTTTTAATGGTACTAGATTTTATATGGATTTTCCAGAACATTACTTCACGGTAACTCATGTTATTGTTGGTGATAATCCAAATTTATTCCACTTAAGAGTTATGGCTGATGCTGTACAAGTTGGTAAAAATTGGAGATATGAAATGCAGTTAGTTACTAATTCTGATTCACACTTTATTCCTGTTAGTAAATTAATAGCTGGTAGTGAGTGGAGTATTCATTATTCAATTAGTGAACAAACTCTTAGTAAAGAGGCTTCTGATATTGGATTTACATCTCCATTTGATATGGAAAATAGTATTTCAATGTTAAGAAAACGACATGTTGTTCCTGGTAATATGATTGATAAAGGTAAAAATAAACCTTTACTTTTCTTATTTAAAGACCCTGAAACAGGTAGTGTTAGAAAATCTTGGATTGCTGAAATAGATTATCAATTTACTAAACAATTTGATGAAGAATTAGCATCACTAATTTATTATGGTAAATCTACAGTTAGAGAAGATGGTACTACTACTATGAAAGGTGGGAGTGGTAATTCGTTGAGAGCTGGTTATGGTATACAAGAACAATTTTCACCATCTAATAAGTATTATTATACTAAAATGACTATGGAATATTTAACTAAAGTTATGTTAGAGATTTCGTATAATAAAATTAGACGTGAAGACAGAAATTTTACAATCGCAACTGGTGAGTGGGGACTTAAAATGTTACATGAAATGTGTGTTGCTGAATTAGGTGCTAATGATTACAGCTGGTTACAAGATACTACTGGCAGAGCATTTTCTTGGGACGGTAATAACTTATCTGTTAAAATGGGGCAATTTGTTGGTTATGCAACTATAAATGGTATTAATGTTAAATTTATGTATATGCCATCTTATGATGATAATATTACTAATAAAATTGAACACCCAGATGGAGGTATAGCTTCTTCTTATAGATTAACTATTATGGATATGGGGTCTAAATCAGAACCTAATATTCAAAAAGTCAGAATTAAAGGACAATCTCCAGCATTTACTTATATACCTGGTTTACGTAATCCTTATGATAAAGGTGGTAAAGGAAAACTTATAAGTGCAGCATCAGAAGTTGATGGTTATACATTGAATAAAGCAGATTGGGTTGGTGGTCGAGTAAAAGACCCAACTAGAATTGTAGAGTTCATTCCAGCAATATTGAAATAATAATAATTTTTAAAACCACTATATAATGAACAAATTTGCATTACCATTAAATAAAGTAATTGTATTAGTTCCTATAGTAAGGAAAAAAAGCTTTATGGGAAAGCCTAAGCATGATGGAGTATTCATGTATACAGGAACTAGTATAAACTTTGTTTTACCAAAATCATCAAGTACAGGTAAACATGTAGACCCATTAACAAAGGAAGAAAGAGAATTTTTAGAAAAAGAATTATCTATTAATTTAAACATACATCAAAAAGGTAAATATGAAAAAGGGAAATTAATTTCTGGGAACATATACGATACTTATAATATCACAGTTAAAAAATCTAGTGAAGATTTAAGTAAGTTAAAATTAACTTTACATATAAGTGAAAGTGCCGAGGATTATCTTAAATATAAGATTTTACTTAAATGTCCTAATGTAGCCCCAGCTTGGGAAAATAGAAATGATACACCAGAATATGAATGGGCGTTACGTGATAAAAATGAAGAATTTGTAGAAAAACAAAATATAGCACAATTACGTAGAGAAGCTTATATTTGGTTTAGTAAAATAGCTGGGAATAAAACTAAATTAATAGACTATTTAAGACAACTTGGAGAAAATGTTGATAATGGTAGTACATTATCTGAATTAGAGCCTTTAGTTGATAATTATTTACAAGACAATTATAGAGTTAGAAAAGTAATAGAATTAATAAGAGATAAAAGTATAGATGACAGAATTTTTCTTGATAAAGCTATTAGAGTAGGAGCTATTAAACATTCTTCTATAGGCAAATATACTAATATACATGGTGAAATACTTGGGAACAACAGAGATGAGGTAATTACATTTTTTAAAGATAAAGTAAATAGCGTGTTCGTTAATAGTATTAAAGATAAAATATTAAGTCAAAAATTATAAAACATGACGGCAAACGAAATGAGAAACTTAGCTAAAGAGCTATATGATGGTGCAAGTTCAGTTGAGATGGGTTATGATGATAGAGAAGTATCTAGGTTTCTCAACGTAGCTGTTAAGCTTGAATTAGATAAAAGAATATTTGCTAATAGAAACCAAGTACAAGAGGGAGTAGAAATTGGTAGTAAGCGAGGTTTAGAGCTTACAGAGCTAAAGAAAAAAGTTAGTGTATATAAATTACCAGATGGTAGTTATCAACAAGAACTTGAAACTATTACTAATGTTGGGTTTATTGGTAAAGATTCTTTTGACAATGGGTGTATAGTAAATTTACCTTCTGACTTCATGTATCATCTTAGAGATAATGCTGATATTAAATATAAAAATAAAATATACAGGGTAAAAATAGAAAGTGTTAATGAAGATAATTTAGAAGAGGAATTAACTAATACATATAAAAGACCTACTAAGTATAAAGCACTGAGAACTTCAATGGCTAAAGGTATTTTGCCAGATTCATATAGATTAAAACTTTATATAGTTGACGGAGCTGAATTATACAAATACAATTTAGTATATATACGTAAGCCAATTGATATAGTTGTTGATATACTTACACCTATAAATCAAGTTAATTGCGACATAGATGAAGCATTGCATATAGCAATAGTAAAAACAGCAGTGCAAATTATGTTGGGCAGCATTGGTAGTAATAAATACCAGATAGCTGTAAATGAAAATATGAATAATAATTAAATAATTAAATAATTATGCAAGATTTAGTTAATGGTACATATTTATATGTGCTTAAAGATATAGCTAGACAAGCTACATCAATTTTAGATGACTCGGTAGCTACATACCTTAAAGAAGGTGAAGCTGTTATTGCTGACGCATCTGGGAAATTACTTACTACTACTGCTGCTTCTTATACTGGGAAAGATGAAATGTATGTTTATTACATGAAAGGTGGTAAAGTAATCAAAAGTCCAGTATTATCAGCTAGTAATTTAAAAGAATACAAAGTAGTACCTTATGAAGCTACTGTACAAAAAGTAGTCTATGTTGGTTATAATGGTACAGATGGTTGTTTAGAAAATAACACTTTTATTCCTGGGACTGATTATATGGTAACATTAAAACAAAATTCTATGTTAGGGCACGTAGAAGATAATATTAGAAAAATTAGAATTGGTAGTTATTATAATGAATTAATAACATCTGGTGAAGCAAAAGTAGCTGCTGGTTTAGTCAAATCTTTAGTAGAGAATTTAACTGATTCACACAATGCTACTAATTATGCTAATGTTACTATGGTAGCATCTGGAGCATCAACTGCTGCAACTGCCGCATTAAAATTTACTAATGGTAGTGAATTAGCTATTGGAACGGCTGCCCATGGTATTACTGCTGGTATGTATATTAGAATGTCTACTACACTTACTGATGCAGTTTATAAAGTAAAGGAAGTTACTACTAAAACTATCACATTAGATACACCATTTCAAGGAGTTAGTGCATCTGTTACAGTTCGCAGAATTACAACACCTGCTACATCAGCATTTGGTTTAAAATTTATTGGTAATACTGCTAAATTTGCAGTTGGTAAATTTAATTATGATATATCTAATTTTACTATATTATTAACTAATTTTGATGATACATTAGTAAGAACAGCTACAGCTCCTAATATTGGTAACGGTATATGGAAACAAGTCGCTGAATTAGAGTGGGAACTAGAACAATCAGAAGGTTATACTAATCGTAGAGATTCTATATCTTCAGTTAGAACAATTTTAACTGACAGTTCTAAATGTTATGATTTATTATCATTAAGTACGGCTAATAATAAACATACAGGGTTAAATGAGAAAATCGTAAGTCCTTATACTATTATATTTGCTATTCCGCAAGCCTGTACACAAGGCGATGCTGCTGGGAGTGCTACTGTTGCACCTGGCATTGCTACCGCACTAGATTTATGGTTAACTGCTAATTTACCTGGTACATATAATGAAGATGCAAAATTGTAATCTAAATATACATAAAACAACTAGGGTAATACCTAGTTGTTTTTATAATTATAATATATGAAAAGCTTAAAATCAAGAGTAACACTTGTAGAAGATGCAATACTAAAGTTATGGGCTAAAGTAAGTAGCGGTATAACAGTAACTGTAACAGCTTTTAATGAACCTTTAAAATTTATACGCAATGGAGCATTATCAGATGTAGTTGAAGATACTACAACACCTGCTAATAATGTACCATTACCAGTAAAACTAACAGGAACAACAGGAGACATTAATATAACAGCAGGTGATTTGAATGTACAATTATCACATATAGGAACTAATTATGATAGCACTAGAATAGGAGATGGTGCAGATTTATTAGGAATTAACAGTGATGGTAGCATTAATATAGTCGCTAGTAGTGTACAACAAGTACCTACTAAAAATACAGTAACAACTAGTGGAATAGTTATATCAGGAGTTACCAGTGTTACATTTATAACAAGTTCTAATTTTATTGGGACTATTCTGGGTGATATAGCACAAGCCAATGGTATATATACATATACAGCTAAAATGAATAATACTTTAGCTCAACTTTCATATACAGTTAATACTGGTAGTATGGAAATAATGGAGGTACGATAATGGGGTTAACAGATTTTCAATTACTATCTACTGGTGAACCTATACGATTAACATATAGCGAACTAGTTACATTACGTGATACATCTAAATTAGATATTGGGAGACAATATATAACTATTGATACAAGAACTAAATATTCACAACCAGTTACAGGAGTATTAAAGGAAGCACCAATAGAAGAATTAATACATATTGCACTGGGTATAAATAAATTAAGTACTAGAGTATATAGTGTTGATTATCCACAAGATATTATAAACTATGATATTGATGATAATGTAGTGGAAACATCTATTTCAGAACATACTTATACTACTGTAGATTTAACCCCTTCACACCCATTCCCAGTTAACATAGTTACTGACTGGTCTGGTATGACTGGGGTAGGAGCTACTACTACATTATTTTTAAAAATAGCTGGGTTTAGTAGTGCGTGTATTATTTATACCGATTCAGCTTTTTCTAATGCGGTTGCATCTATTAGTATTAGTGGTACAGGTATAAAAACTGTAACTGAACTAAATGCTTCTGGATATGGGGGAACAGTAATCGGTGCAGCAGTTCCAGGCGATAGTGCTGATAGAAAAGCTCGATTGGATATAACTAATGTAACAGTATATCCAAGTAGAACTGGTAAAATTTATTACAGGGAAGATACTATAACAGGAAATAATACTGGTTATGATTGGAGACACGTATTTTTTGCTCGCTTTAAATGTAATCATAATAAATATAATAGTACTATAACTTATGTAGAGAAAGATTTAATAAGGATTGCTGGAGACGGTATTTATATATCCGTTGAAAATAATAATTTTAATAATGCTCCAGCAAGTAGTCCAAATAAATGGTATAAGATATTAGATTTAAGTAATACCGCTTATTTAGGTACAACTACAAATGTTAATAATATATCATTTGATATTACTGATTATATTGAAGTACCTACATTTTGGATATTAGGTGAAGAAACTAACACTACTGGAATAGTTAATGGTACAGGTGTATATGGGGGAATGGCAGAAGCTGGGTTTTATAATTATACTATAAAATCTACTTACATTGCTGAAAATATCCTTAATTATTGGGGTGGTGATGCTAGTACTTATTCTTATTGTAATACTGTTTTTATGCTTATTCCTGATTGGGAAAATGAGACGTTTGCTGGATTTATAACTATTGGCACGTCAAGAAATACTGAAGAGCTGGCTTTGTCTAAAGAGAATACTTTTATTATTAATAATAAACAAAGTAACATATATATAAATACAGCTATACAGAATATCGGTGATTTTTCTGGCGGTGATGTTAATATTAATATATTTATGAATAATACTATTTATAATAGTAAGTTTGAAGGCTATTTTCAAAAAATAATTTCAAATTATTTTTTTAATACGTATATTTCTGGGATATTGAATATCTCTAATAGTATTCTTTATTATATATGTAATACTAATAATCTAATAAGTATTAATAACTGCATTATTGATAATTTATGCCATATATTTGGTGATGAATTAAGTAACTTAAATTTAAAAGATGCTACTATAATAAAAACAGCTTACACTAAACAATTATTTATTGATACTGCTAGTACATTAAAATTATCATATATAGATAGTAGTAACACAATACAATATGTATTGCCAACTGCATAATATTAAATATAATGGGAACTAAAACACAAGCTATACCATATAATGAATACACTACAGCTGAAATTGCTGCGTTAACTAATATGGTAAAAGGAGAAATTGTTATAAATACAACAACACATTTAAGAGAAACGTATAATGGTAGTTCATGGATAAGTGAGACTAAAGCTGGTACTGGATTATTTGGTGATGTAGTAGGTGGAAATTATGCTGCGTTTGAAGCAGATGGTACTTTAGTATTTTATGGTGCTGCTACTATGTGGGAAAACTTACAAGTAAATGTTAATTCACTCCCTGTATCTGGAACACGCTCACCAGAAAGAGTAATAATAGCTAATGATGGCACAACTACAATAGGACACGCTATGAGTTTTGACGGGGGTAATGATAATGGTACAGTTGCTTATTATGCTGGTATGGATACAACTAATTTAACTATAGCCATGTGGATAAAACCTAATGTTGTTAATAATATTGAGTTATTGGATAGAAATATACCCAATGGGTTTGAATTTTATATAGATAACGGAAATTTGATTTTTGCACCGAGAGGTGGTACTAGAGTAACTGCTAATGGCATAATAGCTGGAGCAACTCAGTTTATTGTAGCAACGGCTAGAGTTGAAGGTAGTAATTTACGATGTAAATTATATATAAACGGAACTTCAGTAGCTGAACAAGTAATAGCCGCATCTTTAGCACAAGCATCTGGTGGGTATATTATAGGCGAATATAAAAGTGGTGGTTGGAATTATGACGGTATTATAGATAACTTACAAACATATACAATAGTATTAACTGATGCTCAAATATTAGAGTTATATAATAATGGTGCTGGAACTAATAATTTGCCTACAGGTATAACGGCTAGTAAAAGTTTAATAATGTTCTTTCAAGATGATTTAATTAATCAAACAACTATGCTAGGAGCGTTAAATTTAGTACAGCATGGATTTACCTTTGTAGATGGCTTAGTTGGAATAACGTCTGGTAGTTTTGGTGTTACTGCTTTAAAATTTAAGGCTACATCTATAACAGAAATATTTTTTACAGCTCAATTACCTCATTCTTATAAAGAGGGGACTGATATAGAGCCTCATAGTCATTGGGGTAAAATCGGTACTGCTACTGGTAACGTTCATTGGGGATTTGAATATATCTGGGTAAATGTTTCTGGTACTTTTAATAATACTAGTATAATTACAGCAAATCTTACTCCAAGTATTTCTAAAAAGCATGATGCAACCAATATAGCAACATTAACTGGAACTGATAAAAAAATTAGTTCTATATTAATGTGTAGATTATATCGAGACCCCACTAATGTGGGTGATACATTTAATGATGATATATATTTGTATGATTTTGATTTTCATTTTCAACGGAATACATTAGGTTCACGCACTACGTGGGTAAAATAAATTTAATTACAATGACATATTTAAAAGAAATATTATTAATAGCCCTACCTATATTAGTGGGGCTAACTACAGCAACAATGCAAAGAGTGTGGTTACGATACAAAACTAATAAGTTCAAGTTAACTGACCACCCATTATTTACAGATTTATCTACAAGCATATCTGAATTATATTCCTGGCAACCTAAAGAAAGCAGGGTTGTATTTATAGACGCTTTAAGAATTAAATTTAGAGCTTGGAAAATTGGTGGTTTAGAATTAGCTACTACATTACAAAAAAATGCTTATTCTAATACACAATTAAAAAATACTGTTATTATATGGGCAACTGATACTGTTAATACATATACTAAATCATGGGAAGAAACTGGTATTCCGCCTAAAGTAATTGGGCGTATATCAGAAATTCATCAAGAGAAGGTAGAACAATTTATACAGGAAGTAAAAAATATTACATATAATAATGATATGTATCCATTTAAAATGCAGAAATGTATTGCTATATTCGATTTATTAAGATTATTATTATCTGATACAAAAAATGATTTTAATAGGTTAATACATAGAGAACGTTATAATGGGGCATTTAAAGGTTGTTTATATAAAAAAGTACCTTTAAATGATGATGAATATAAAGAGTATTTATTAAAACTTGAATAATATGACACGAACTATAAATTTAGAATTAATCCAGGATAAGGATACCAATATAATTATATACGATGGGTCTAACGAAGGTAATACTACTATAGATTGGTTACCTGTTGATAAGATAACTAGCATATATTTTTCATTTTTAGGTACGTCAGATAATTTAACCCACACAAAAACCTTTATAATGGATAATAGCAATAAAGCTATTACTATTAGTAATATAGATTATTCAGGTAATGATTTTAGTACTTATCTAGCTGACAAGACTACAACATTTATTATAAATGGAGAACAACGAGAGGTACATTTGCTAACTAATATTCCTAATATATCAGCATTGGTTATTGAATTAAATAATCAATTAACTGGATTAGCAGTTGTTACTGCTTTTGGTAATAGATTAAAAATAGCAACAATAACAACTGGCAGTACAGCGAGTATACAAATATTAACTGGTACACTTAATGGAGTTATTGGGTTAGAGGAAGGTATTTATAGAGGAAATGATATTTATTGGAATACTGCTAATATAACAAGAAGAGATTTATTATATGTTATATATCCAGAAGATATGGGGTTTGTTGATGAGTTTCCTATAAGTAAATGGGATATTACTTATACTGTATCACATACAGATATAACAACACCTATAATAAATGTTAGCTATACAGAATATACTTTTAAACAAATAGAGTTATATAGGGCATTAACGTTAGAGCATTATGCTAAAACTCTGCCTGCATTTACAGAGGTAGAACAACGATTACTTACTGATTACGAAGTACATATAAACTCATTTATAGTATTTGATAGTGCTTATAAAGCATTTAAAGCTGCTATAAATGTTGGGAATTATCTTGTAGTAGATAAATTATTACTATATTTGTCTGACTATATAAAAAATAACCCATTAATACTTGATGTATGACATTTAGAGAAGAATTACAATATATAAGTGAATTACAATATGATATAAGCGAATTTGCTAAAGATGTAATTAATTGTGTTAAACCATTTGTTAAGAAACAGTTAGATTTAAGATTATATTTATTAACCGAGTTAGTAGAATTAATAGAAATTAATAGTAGTACTCCAGCTTACGTTAAAATATTAACCGCAGTAGAACTAACTAATATACAAATAGCTATTAATGCTATAATTAATAAAAATTATGCTTACAAATTTGAATAAAAATAATCCTTTTAATAGGGACATATCCAGTAAAAAATTAAATACTGACTTAAATTTTCAATTTGAAAGGGGGTGGTCTGCTGTATTAGCCCCAATTAAAATACTAGATAGGGTAGTATTCCAATTAGTTAATTGGGTAGGTGGTGAAGGAGAAAAACCTTTATCATTAATAACTCCATTATATTTAGGCAGTACTGGTTATGTTACTAATCCTATTAATGCTGTTAATATAGCTGATGGTTATATTAGTTCAGCATACCTAACTAAAATAATTGATAGTACTACTATGGTATTTTCCAAAGTAGCTACTATAGGTGCAACTGGTGTGCAATATTCTTTACAGTTAGCTTATAATAATTTAGACGGTAGTTTTGATACAATTGTAGAAGAATTATTTAGTACTGATTCAACATTAACTAATTACCCTGATTTAGGTATTACACGTAGTGCTTTACAAACATTATTAGATAATTTAAAAGATTATGTTGTAGTAGATGATGTAACTATGTTAGGTAACTATATAGATAGAGCACCTTCACAACATAGTGTAATAGAGTATATAAAAAATCTACACACGTTGATTAATACCCCTATAATGGATTTAACTACTTCTATAATTCATACAGTTGAAGGATTAGGGGCATCATTAACAAATCCATATTATATACTAGTCGGGAATGATTTAAGAACAAGTGGTAGGCACACAACACCATGTACAGTACCTGGTGGTTGCGGTTGTGATGAAAACGAGGGATATGAAGAAATGGGTAATACAATTGGTATTACTGGTTGCTTATGCGACCAAGGTGTACCAGAAGTTAATGCTGAGTGTTTAGTAACTATTTTAACAACTGGGGCTGCTGGCGATACTTTTATAGTAACTGTTAATGGCAAAGTATTAATGCACTATTCAATGTTACTAGGAGACACAACAACTGATATAGCAGCTGGGTTAGCCGCTAGTATTAATAGTAGTTGTGGTGGAGCTAGTGATGAATGTATTATTGTTTATACTGGCGGTAATACTATAACTATAATTGCTGCTGATGGATTAGGTAGTTTACCTAATGCTTATGTGAAATCAATAAGTAATACAGGAACAGGTACTGGAACTATTACACAAACGATAATGGGGGTTGATTATATTCCAGCTACATATAGGGGAGTGAGTAAACATTTAATAGCCTTTGATGGCACTACTTGGAGAGATTTTGGTAATGCTATGGCTAATACTACTACAACAACAATAACTAATACAGGTATAAAATATCATTTGGAACTAATTGATAATGTAACTGTAGCTCCATATTATCAATATATTGTACATGATTACTTTATAGTTGATGGGACGTTTACATTAGACGTTAATGCTGAATTAGTAATATTATAAATTTTAAATTTTAAAATAAATGGCAACAATAACAATTACAGGACAAACTGGTACACCAGTAAATCCACCCGCTAATAAATATACCGCTTGGATAGATTTAGCCACAGGTATTATTAAATATGTAGACTCTGCTGGGACTGTTAGAGAAATAGGCAATACAGCACATAATCATGATGATAGGTATTATACAGAGACAGAAATAGACGGAATGCTAACAGGTTATTCTGTTACAGGGCATACACATGACGATAGATATTTTACAGAAACAGAAACAAATGTATTGTTAACAGCTTTAGAAGATGATATTAGATTTGAGGAAGATGGTTTTGGTAATATCACAACTAAAAATGCTAATGCTATATTAGAACCACAACATTTTATGTTTGTAGACGATGTTACTGATACAAGTGGTTGGGGAGCGGCAGAAGCTGGTAGAATGAAATTTACTACTGCTGTGTTAACTCCTTCTGGGTATACTACTAATGGGTTATATGTATGGGGAGTCAATGACGATGGTACGTATGATTGGCAAAAGGTATGGTATAACACACAAAATTTACCAACTTAAAAAATGAATTTACCAAGCATAATAGATGATTTGCTATTAATAGTGAATCATGGCAGTATACCACAAGCTCATAAAATACGAAGAGAACAACTAGTTCAATGGGTAACTAATCAACGAGCTTTGTGGTTAAGTCGTGAGTATAACAAAGGTAGGGGTATAAAAAATAATGAGATGCAGACTTTAGATAACGTACAACTAGAAATTGTAGATGAGGCTAATATGTATGCAGCATTTAATTGTACTATACCACTACTCCGTTCAACAAAAAAATTACCAAGGTCGCTACAATTATTGTTTAGCGATACTATAGTAAGTATAAGACCGCATGGGATTGTACAAGCTAGAATAAATTATGTTTCAAGGGAACAAGCTGTAGTAAGTGGCAATGGAATATTTAATAGGAGTCATGTATATGCCTTTATATATAATGACTACTTATATATAAAATATGGGAGTAAGGCTAATAAAGGCAACATTATAAAAAAAGTGAATGTTGAAGGTGTGTTTGAAAATCCATTAGCTGTTGATATATTTAATAATATAGATGATGCTATATTACTAGGTAAAGCTGAATACCCAATAAGTATGCAATTTATAGAATATATTAAAGGGCAAATATTACAAGCAGATGTACAAGTGTTATTGCAAATGCCAAAAGATATAACTGCTAATGATGAAGCTGATGCTTAATAGATACGCAAGCGGCGAATTAAGAAGTTACTTCTATA